TCAGAGCGCCGTTGAAGATGCCGCCGACGCTCGGCGCGAAATGCTGCGGGAGGAACGGAAATGAGCAAGATTGAAAACGGTGGGTTCGCATTTCCGCAATTCGATGTTATCGCCGGAGAGAGAGACGGTCACGGCGACGTTATTGACGCCTATACATGCGCGACTGGTGGCATCAGCATTCGCGATTATTTCGCAGCACAGATCGCATCAGGCATGGCCGCATTCTCAGGCACATCCGGCATCAGCTATGGTCCTCATGAGATTGCAGGCCGGTCTTATCAGGTTGCCGACGCCATGCTCAAGGCACGGAAAGGCGGGGCAGAATGACCGCGAGCCGTTCAGACCGTCAGCCAACAATCACGGCCCACATGGCGACATACATTCATGTCCGGCGCCATGAGCTTGGCCTATCACTTGAGGACATAGCAAGGCGCGCAGGATGCTCGAAAGCGCATCTGTGGGCACTGGAGCATAGGCAGTCTAAGAACCCAACGCTGTGGATGATCCTGGCTCTTTGTGACGCGCTCCAGTGCAGCCTTAACTCTCTCATCGGCGCCGATGTTTCTCAGCCTCTGTTTTCTGACAAGGAAACGGCGCTGATCGACGCGCACCGCAGGATTTACGGGGTGGAAGCATGACCGACCTCACCACGCTCATTGCAAGGCTGGAAGCCGCCACTGCGCCCGATCGCGAACTGGATGCGGAGATCATGTTCGATATGTTCGCATCTCCTGTAGGGCAACATCAGGCAGACGGTGGCCCTATCGGCTATATTCGGCTTGACGACCAGCCATCGTGGAACCTTGGCATCCGCTTCCCCGGCAAAGATCGAGAATGGTTCTCAGCAACACGGAAACAGATCAAAGGCGAAACGCTCGTCATTTATCGCGATGGCGCTTACGTCCTGATGAATAGCATTAGGGTTGAGGAATTCACAAAGTCCATCGACGCCGCTGTAGCGCTTGCCGAGCGCGTTCTGCCGGGGTGGGGAGGCCTTCTCGGGATTGGCAGTGGAACATCTATTGCCACGGCTGACCTGTGGTCTGAGGCGCGGGGAAATCAGAGTGACGAAGACGATGAATTAAACCCCATAGTTGGCGAGGACACTCATGCCGAACATGCGTCTCTTCCCATCGCCCTCGTGATCGCCATCCTTCGGGCAAAGCAAGCGGAGGGGAAGGTATGAGCGAAACGACGAAGATAAGCGCGATTGTTGAGCTTTCGTCACTGATCCGGCGCATTCAAAAATTGACCGACAGCGGCGAATACGGCGCCGTCGGGAAGGCCAACAACATTCCTCTGCTTTGGAGACGTAGAGTTGAGGCCATCTCAATTTCGGCACGAGACGGATCGTGGGCGAGGGAAGCAAAGTCGGAAGACATCGAAGCGGCGAAAGCCATTCGCGCAGAAATGGCCGCACGATACGAAGAGCAAGGCCAATTAGAGCGGGTTGATGCTCTGAACGCTATCGCCGCCGAACTTGAGCGGATCAGGGTTCTACTGCCGTCACTCGCAGCCAAGGCGTGCATAGAGGCGGGATGTGAGGCCCGGAAGATCACTGCAATTGCAGAGGATAAGCTATGATTACCACAGCAGAACACATCGCCGCCATCCGCAAGGCTCTTGAGGCGGGGCCGACGCCGGGGGAATGGAGAGTTGGCTACAGCGCCTCTGGAATTGGGTGCGAGAACCAAAAGATTGGTGGGCTTGCCAAACTGTTTGACGTTCGCGGATGGGGGTACTTGACAGGTAACGGACATGGCGCACTCGGCATGATCCGCGAAGACGCCGCCAGAATGCAGGATGCAAATGCTGCCTTGGTTGCCTCCTGCAACCCCGTCGCCATGGCCGCCGTCCTTGCCGAGATCGACCGGCTTAAAGCGGAGAATGAACGGATGCGGGAGGCGCTGGAGTTCTATGATTGCCATGGCCCAGCGCTATGCGAATGCAAAGAAGGCAACGAAGACAAGGACAATGTATGCTGCGGGTTTCGTGCCCGCGCCGCCCTCAAAGGAGACACACATGGTAACTGATGAGCAGATGATCGCTGCCACCAAGGCTTACGCCGGTATCGACGGCAAATGCCGCCCGGCTGCTATGCGCGCCGCCCTTGAGGCCGCGCTGTCGGCGTCCGATGCGGAGCCGGCTTGCACCGTGGCAGAGATCGGCGCCGGCGGCTACCGGATGCTTGCCCCATACCCTCTTGACGCTATCAATCACCTGCCTGTCGGGACGCCGCTCTACGCCGCCCCTCCCGCGCCTGCTGTGAGCGTGAAGGGTTTGGCTGGCGGACTGGCAACGGCCTGCGCGCTTGCTCGTATCAAATACGGCAATCTCGACGATGACGTGGATGCCGAGTTGACGCGGCTTGAGGCGCTATCAGTGTCGGCCCTTAACACGTCGCCGGAACCTGCCGTCTTCACGGTCGAACAGATCATCGCGAAGATCGAGGACTACGGGCAGGACAGCTTGCCGGGCAGCGAATACCGGCAGGCGTGCGACGATCTTATCGAAGAGTTCAGCGGCGAATCTTCTCAGCGGGTGCCGGAGCCTGCCGCGAAAGCCGTCCCCAAAGGGTGGCAGTTGGTGCCGGTGGAGCCGACGCTCGACATGCTAGAGGCAGGTTTTCACCCAACGGTGAATGGCCCGTTCGTTGATCACGCATGGAAAGCCATGCTCGCCGCCGCACCGGAGGTCCCACGCCATGACTGAAGAACTCAAGATCGTGGCGTGGTCCTACGAGTTTCACGATTTCGCTGAGGTTTGGGGGCGGGGCATTGTCCTGAACCGGCCCGATGGCGGCGCAAATCCTCCGACGAAACATTATGGTTCAGATGTCAGGGACGTGCAGGCTCTCTGCCGCCACGACGAAGCAATGGCCGAGATCGATGGCCTAACGAAAGAGCGTGACGCAGCCTTTGCCATGTCACGATGCGAATGCGGAACGGATGAAGCATGCGCTAACCTTGTGGCAAAGGACGGCGAGATCGAGCGCTTGCAGGCCGAGAACGCCACCCTACGCCAGCAATTGGCAGAGACGCGCGGCAAGGCACTGGATGAGATTGGCTGGCAACCAATAGAGACGGCACCGAAGAATGGGACGCCCATCTTAGCCTCAACAGATGAGTACGACGAACCGCTTATCCTTCGTTGGAAGGAATACAACGGGCTTTCCACATGGCGCGATTGGGACATGGACCCATACCGTCGCGTAACACACTGGTTCCCTATCCCTGATCCTCCATCCATCCGAGCATTGAAGGACGATGCACCATGACGCGAAAACGGAAGAGTAATGAGGCGTTGGCCAAGGAAGCGTGCGACATGTGCGGGGTCACGCCAACTTCTGACATGCGCATTCACGCAGAATACATTGCCATTTATGCGATACGCCAAGCAAAGATAGATGCGCTTGAAATGGCGGCGGAAGAAATGGATGAACGGTCGCGCCAAGGAAGAGGCGATATTGCAAGTGCTTGCTACCGCAACGCTTCCTCCGCCATCAGAAAGATGAAGATTGCACCATGACCAAGATACCGGAAGACGTGATGAAAGAGGCGTACGACGCTCATCTATTGGCGATAGGACGTGGTACTGCTCAGGCCGTGAAGATCATCACCCGCGCCATCATGGCAGAGCGGGGGCGGTGCGAGAGGGCAAAAAAAGCCTATGAAGCTGAGATTAGGCGGATGCGTAAGGCGCTTGAGCATATCGCGAACGATGATGGAAAGCGCGAACGTGGCCTCCTTTCAGCCGGCGATCACATTGCCGAGCTGCAAGAATTTGCTGCCGAAGCGATCAGCGCGGGAAAGGATGCGAAATGACCGAGAAAGAATACCCAGGCGGGATAATCGTCGTAGACTACGGACAGCCTGAATATCTCGACGGCGCGCGGATGCAATTCCGTGTCACGGATCGGCTCAGGACATGCGCATATTTTGCATGCAAGAGCGATGCGGAACTGTTCGCTAAAGCGAGGGCTGCGGGGTTGAAGGCGTAGCGTACATCGCCCCCATAAACGCAAAAAGAGGCCCGCCGGATCGCTCCAGCGGGCCTTTTGTTTGCAAAAAGTGCAAAGAACTGCACCCCATCATTTTGATTGCGGCGGCGGCCTTGGTGAAGTGGTGGGGTTAGCCGACCGGAACGCGCCGACGAATGAACGACCGCAAAACCTTGAGTGTCACACTGCCTGCCATCTCAGCAGTCGCGCGAACATGCAGCGTACACCAGCCCTCACCATAGTTCATTCCTTTCCCATGCGGGATTTAATCGCGGATAGCGCGGTTCCGGCCAGCGGCCAGCTTGCAAAGCCAACCACCCATGCGGCGGCTACGATGTGATCAGGATCGCGCGGCCATCCCATATATTCGTGCAACACGACATACAGGACGGCCCCTGCGACAAACGAGAAAACCAGTCGGATAACCGCGTCCATGATGGACTTAGGCCGGACGAACATCAGGCCGGAAATGGCACCAAGCGCAGCCCCGACGTATCGATAGTTTTCAGGGTTGCTAGGCGTCTCCATTACCAGACCTTTCGGAACGGTTTCGGGGCATGCGTCTTCGCGTGGGCAAAGCGGAGAGCGCGATCCAAATGACGCTGATAAAAATCAGAAAGATCACGTCTGCCATCCTTAAGCCTGTCTGCGATGCCTATGCCGCCGATGAGAATGAGCGCCGCGACATTGAGCGCATCGAGAACAAGACCGTATGAATGGCCGGCCAGCGGTGGCGGGTAGCCCGTCATGACACCGAAGCACTGAATGAGACCGACTGTAGCTGACGCCATGAAGATGGAGCCGAGGCCCCATCGCTCCCATTGCTCTTGATGCAGATGGATGATGAGGCAGTACACAGCGCCGTCGCAGAGGAAGGAAATTCCAGGCTGCGGCGGATACCATGGCAGAAAGTCGGGGCGACCGGCATAGAGATAGGCCACAGGCGCAATCCATGCCGCGATGATGGCGGATACCCATAGCCGCGCCCGTGGCGTTCTCCGAGCCAAAATAGCCGAAAGAAGTGCCATTGTCGGGATGGCGAGGTGATACCACTGCATCAGCGGCCACCGCCGAGAAGTGTCACGTAGTCGTCAGGGGCAGCATAACCGGTATCGGTCGCCTTCGCGATGGCCGTAGCTTTGATGTGCGCCGGGTAGATGATTTCTTCCGCTTCACCGATGAGGCCGATGGCACGACGGAATGCAGCGCGTTCCTTGACGATGAACGATCCGGTCGCGCCCTTCAATTTCAGACCGGCACCCTTTTCATAGAGTTCGATCAGTTTGACGATGCCAAGTGCCGCGTCATTCAATGCCGCCTCGACGCGGGCGTTGGTTTCGGTCACGGCTTCTACAAAGGCTTGCTCTTCTGTCATCGTCATCGTTCCTGCATGTTGATGTTCGTTTTGAAAGCGGCCCACCATGCGGCACAATCATCCGCCTGCCGGTCGCGGTTATCAGCCACAGACAGCCAGCGCTTTTGCGTGATCACACGGGCCTCTGCGGTAGTCGGGTAGACGCGGCCCAGCTTTGCCGTGCAGGATGCGTCGAGATTGGGTAGATCGATCTTTGCAGATGCGGCGGCTTCGGCCTGACGGGCGGCAGATAGCGCGGCGGCGTGGTCGGTCGTTTTGCATCCGGCCAGCAGAACGGTGGCGATGAGGATCAATGCGCGCGTAGCCATTCGATTTCCTGTTCCGTCCATGTCGGCTGGTCTTTCGCTTCGGCCTTGAGCGCTTCAATCTGCGCGTCGGCCTCTTCTTTCGCCCGTAGCGCCTCGCTGGCGCGCTTATCGGCTTCGGATGCGGCAACGTCGGCCGCAACGCGGTAACGTCGTTCCTGAGCCAGCGTAGCGGCTAGAGCGTCGGCAACGGCACGGCTGACCATGTTGGACTTGTCGGCTTCACACTGCGCCACAGCCTTGGCGGTTGCCTCGTGCCGGATCATCGGGGCGTAGATTGTGATGACGAACAGCCACATGATCATGCCACCGAGGACAGCGTCGACGCCTGCTTTGAGGTAGTCGAAGAGGCCGATCATTATGCCCGCTCCCAATCTGGGATATCGACAGTCTTTCCTGCGAGCGGGTGAGTGCAATCACCAAGAAACTGAATTTTCCCATCCGTAACGAATGAATGGCAAACAGCAGGTGGTGCGCCATCAATGCCAGCGTCGGGGCCGTTATAGGTCACGAGAATGGAAGGTGTGAAAGTTGGCGCATCGGGGTTACCATTGTAGCCCCATCTTGGGCCACTCCCCTCGCCAACCCCGACCATGTGCGCTCCGTCGCATCCGGGACACCAGAACATGAGGTGACCGCCTTCGACGCTTCTGAGCTTTGAAGAAATCGCTGCCATGATCACAACCCCTCAAGGCAGAACTGGCGCTCGCGCTCGCGGCGCTTCGTCAGGCCGGGGAATACGATGCCAGCGGCTTTATTTCGTTCACATGTCATGATATAAACTCCTGTAAAGATTGGAGCGATTGATGACGGCTAGAATCCCACGAATTGACGTAATCTGCCCAACATGCGGCCATCATTTTAAGGCGACAGAGCCGCAAATAGCCCGCGGTAGAGGGCGGTTTTGCTCTCGGTCTTGCAACGCAAAGACAACGAGTAAGAAGCACGGACACACTACGAAGACGGGACAAAGTAAGACATACAATTCGTGGGCCACGATGCTGCAGAGGTGCACCAACCCGATTGCTCCGAAATATTCTCGCTATGGAGCGGCTGGGGTTACAGTCTGTGACGAATGGTATTCTTTCGAAAATTTTTTATCCGACATGGGTGAAAGACCGGAAGGAACGACGCTAGACAGGACCGATGGCAAGCGCGGCTATTCAAAAGATAATTGCGTTTGGGCAACGCCTTTACAGCAATCGTCTCACCTCAAAAATAACGTTGTCGTTTCCTACCAAGGAGATGATTATCACCTTAGTGGTTTGGCCAGAAAGCTTGGGCTTCATTGGGCCACACTCAAGTTTCGCGTGAAAAGCGGGTGGCCAGAGGCGAGATGGGCCGATGCTCCTACCTTAAGCCGTCGAGGCAAAACTCACGCTCCTTAACCCTTCTCTTCGTTAGACCTGGGAACCGGACACCAGCGGCCTTATCCCATTTCAGGAGCGCGTCACAGCCTTCACGCGTCCGACCGGCATTGATGTTCGTCACCACGCTTGACTTACAGGCCGCGCCAACCCCGACATTGTAGGCAAACGACACGAGCGCCACGTAGCGCTTGTCAGGCAACGGGGCGATAACGCAACGCTCGACGCCCTTCGCGTACTTCTGGAGCGAGTTCTGGAGCATGTCCTTGCACTGCTCGACGGTATAGCGGTCCCCCGGCTTGACGCCATCAGTTTCGCCGTAGCACACGGTCCAGGGCGGGCCTTTTGTCGCCGGATCGGGATAAGCCACCGTTCGCAGGCCTTCGAAGCCGCCAATGAGCGTTACGGCAATCCCAGTGACCGCCGCGCCCTTTTTCAGCCTACTCATCGGAAAGTCCTTTCTGCGCGACGATACGCGCCACAAACGCGCCCGCAACCGTGACGCCAGATAGCGCGGCGAAAACGCCACGCGGTATTTCGTACAGGCCATCGATCAGGGGGAGGAAAACCTCAAGCCCTGACATAATTCCGGCGATCAAAAGAAGACGGACGGACCACGCTTTGCGCACCACGTCACGCCAGTTCGAAACAAGCATGGGAAACTCCTATTGTTACGATAAAATTGCAGCCATGCGGAGCGCCCAACGCCACCTGACGTATTCAAGGTTTATAGACGCTCCGAAAGCTAATCTGAGACTTCTCTCTCTCTTCGTTGATCATCGCGATAGCCTCAGCCGAACTCATTGGCTTTTGGACCGGCGGGGAGCTAACTGTGCCTGCCGTTTTCTCTAAGTTTTCTTTCATGACGTATGCCTCTTAGTTCAGAGCCTCAATCACAAGCGTGTTCAGGAAAGCGGCGGCAGAAGCAGAAACTTGCGCATCGATCTCTCCCCGATTGTCATCGTCGTCAGCGGATTTTTCAGCGCCTTCTGCCGATTGCCGAAAATCGTCACATAACCGTTGGGCGCTTCCGCCGTACCGATGAAATCCAAAATGAGGCGCGCCGGCGCGGGCACGGCAATGGGCAGTTTCTTGGCCATGAAAAAGGTTCCAGCTTTTGAGACTGGAGCCATGGTAAGGCGAAGATTACGCGGTCAAATGGGAGGTGCGCGCTTTACGGATCCGCATCACTGCGATCTTCATATGCGCACAGTCAGTCAGTAAGCAATGTTGTTGGACACGCCTGCATGACCGGGGTTGGCAACGATGCCGGACGAGAAGCCCGTTCCGACATTGTTGGCAATGACGCCTCTGGCTAGATTGAGCAATCTACAACAACCATGATTACGCCATTTATGACAGTCGTGAAGAACAATTGAACTGTCACGTTGGTTTCATCGATAGCCGCAATGTTGGCGATGATGTTCGTATAGGCGCCAGACGAAAACGACGCTTCGACAGAGATCGTCTCTCGCCTTGGCGCGGCCGCAAGCCCGTGTGCAACGTCTAGGTATACGCCTGATTCGGGGCTTGCGGCTGTGGAATTCGAGCGCCTGGACTTCAGGACTTTCCCGAACGTCTGGCCTATCGACCACCTTGCCGCCGTCGCGATTGTCAACGTCGCTGCGGCAGAGGATGAGTAAACCTCATCCTTGATGATGATGCTTCCGCCGCCCGCTCCTTCGGTTATGGATACGTTTGTTCCAACCGTGTTGAACGTGTTGCCCTGCATGTCCCAATTGTCAGCCGGGCCACCAATTGCGACTTGATCGATGTTCGTGAAGGTATTGTCCTTGATCTTCACTTCCGAGAGATTGTCGGAAAGAGCGCACCCGTAGGCGGAATGTCTGATTTCATTGTGAAGGATTTTTAGGCCAGTGATCGCAACCGACCCTTGGCTTTTGATCGCAACGCCACCGCTAACGCCAGTCGGGTTTGACGCCGCCGTGATGTAGCTGCTGCTAATTTCAACGTTGTCGATGCCAAGCCCTTCGGAATTCAGAAGGATCGTTGCACCGGAAGACAGATCAAACATATTGTTTATCATCTTCAGGGACAAGATTTCCTGAATTTCGACGTGTGTCGTACCAGTCAAGATACACTTATTGCTTTCGATCGTCAGACCTTCCGGCCGCTCCCCGACGTGCTCCGACTGGATTAGCCATCCCTTTCCGGTCCCGCCAAAATAGTTATTGGAGATGCGGGAGTTGATATTGATAGTGCCGCTTTGCTTGCTGACGTTGATGCAATAGGCGTTCACGCGGAACGTTGTGAACTCGTTATCGTCAACAAAGATGTTGGACCCGAGCATTCGAATAAGCTCAGTTGTCGCGCCCGTGTCTCCGGCCGTCAGCCCGGCGTGTCTAATGTTGTGAGACGAGAATGCGCCACTATCGAAAAAGCGGCCGTCTCCATCATGCGTGATCGCGCCGCCATCCCACAGGCAGCTATGGCCGGTCGCGACAAACATATCGATATCGGCTGACGTGAAGATTTTTGCGGTCGGATCGCACAAGACCGCCACGCCGGGAACATTGACGCCCGCTGTCATGGTCCACGAAAAACCCAATGGATGAACGGGAATTCTGGCAGGCTTTCCGGTCAAAGCGGCGGCCGTCATCATCGCCTGCATAGCAACGGAGACGTTTGCGCCATTCGTGAGTGACGGCGCGAACATCAGAAGGTTAACTTCGCGCTCATTGATGTCGGTGAATAGATACGAGCCGCCGCCTGTAAACGTTCCAATCATCGTCGGTTGAAGCGCACTATCCGCCTTAGCCCCCTGTGCCGCTGTAGCGGCCCCAATCGATGATGGCGTAGGCTTGATATAAATGTCTGCCATTACCTGACCCCCGAAATAAGCAGAATGGTGCTAGTCCCGTCATAGGTCATGTCGCCAAGGGTTTTCCCTTCTGGCGCTCTGATCGTAACGACTGATCCGGGAGGAAGCGCGCCCCCCAAAAGAGAGGCGTCAACGGCTCCAATATTCGCGAATGTCGCATTGTAAGCGCCGCTGGCAACAGTCCCTGTCGTCGCGCTACGGAGGTAGAACGCCGTTACGCCACCCGCCGGAAGCTGCATAGGCACGGGATTGCTTGTGGATACATCGTCATTGCTGACCTTTAGGTGCGCGGCGGATGCGGGCCGCACAGCTCCGCTGTATCCTACGTCAGCCTCGATATTGACCGTAGACGACGGAATATTCTGGACGATAACGGCTGTCGTTGTCATGGCGTTTCCCTTAACTGAATGATCCCGTGATCCAGTTCGCAGAGCCAGCACGGAAATGAAGATAAGACCCGGCGGCTATGGATTTCGTGGACGCACCCGACCCACTAGGCCCGACGAAATTGCCGCCCGGCGTTGATAGCGTGTATGCGATAGACCCAGCATTGTAGATTTCCAGCGATGCGCCAGAGAAGTTCGACGGGTCCGGGAGCGTGACGGTATACGTTGAGCCGCCGCTAAGCTGGACGTATCCATTCAGCGCCGAAGCTGACAGCGTTGTCGCTCCGGTAATCAGGGAGTAGGAATACGTTTGATAGAGGACAACCCAATTCGAGAACCCGGCGATTACCCACGTGAAGGCCCCGCGCGGGAGCGTCAGGGTAGACGCGCCAGATCCGCTAGGTCCGACGAAATTGCCGCTCGGTGTCGAAAGGGTCTTGTCGCTCGAACCTGCATTGTAAATGAGGTAATAGCCGCCTGTTGTGGGCGTGGCCCCGCCTGATGTCGGTACTGGGAGCGTGACCGTATATGATCCAGAGCCGGTGCACTCGACATACTTGCGAAGTTGGCTTTGCACCAGTGTAGTGGTCCCGCTGATGCCAACGTATCCAGGGTGGTCAACGTAGGCGCGGTTTACCGCCGAAGTGTCCTGCGTCGGAGAATTTGGCAGGTAAACTTGATCGTTGACCGTGCCGCCATTCGGAAGCGACAGGAAGTTGTCATCAACATATTTCTTTGTCGTGGCTTGAAGATCGGCAACGGGAGCGCCGGGGAGGACAAGTGCCCCCGTCATCGTGTCGCCAGCCTTATTGACGAAGTTACCGCCGACGAACGATGTAGCCGCCAATTCAAAATTGGACAGAAGCGTTGCGATGTCTCCATCATCATCCGCGTCGTTGCCGCTGTTATCGGCAATAAACTGACCGATCATCGCGGCCATAGAGGACGATTGACGCCACACCTTGTTCAGCTGGGCAGACGACGCCACACCCGACATGAAGCCGGTCGAGCGCGCCGACAGGCCGGAGTAAAGAGCCTGAGCAAGCACGTTCGCCCCGGCAGTCGTGCCGAAGGGAAGGAATTCATTGTCTGCCATTTTAGATCACCTGTAGATGGATTAGGGGGCCGGTCAGGAATTCAGGTTCCGGCGTGGTTCCTGAATAAGATGTGAGATAGTATTCCGGGGTTATGCCCCATGAGCCTTCATCAAATCCGCCGATAACGTCATTGCTTATGTCAAACCCGAATATTGGCGTTCCGGGAGCGGAAGTCATTTCCCACCTGATCCAATAGCCTGACGGCTTGAGCGGGAAGTACCCTTCGTCAATCATCGCCAAGAACAATGTGGATGGGAAATCGCCAGTGATGGCAATCGTTATCGACCCGTCCTGATTATCGAACATGGCGAAGTTAGAGGACGCCTCCCCGACCGTGATCACGTCGAGAATATCGACCGCCTGCCCCATGGTTCCATCCCAGCTATTCGCTAGGATTTTAGCCTTAATGAACATGCGGTATGTGTCGTCATCAAGCCGAACAATGCCGTTGTCGGGGTCAAACGGGCCTTTCCATATGCCTTTATCGAACCCGAGTTCCGGCACGTCGAGCGAGAAATAAAGACCTTCAATCGGCTTAGGCAGGTAGCGCGGCCACCCTACCCATATCCCGACCACATCAAGTTGCGCCCCAACAGCCGTATCAACGTCATAATCGGCAGGAAAGTTTCCAATCACGCCTTGAAGGATGGCAAATGGCTCAACCAACTTGCCAATCGTGGCCGTAAACTTAGGCAATGTGGCGTTAAATGGCGGGATGAGGCCAAGATATTCATCAACCGTGGCCGGGGCCGATGCGACTTCCACCATTTAACTCACCACGATTGTTACCAGAGTTTCGTTTGTTGACGCAGCCTCATTAAACGCTATCGGGATGTCGGCCAGCGCGAGAGGATCGCCGTTGCGGGACACCTTTACCGAGTTAAGATCGAAGGTCGCCCCACTGGATGAGTTCGACAAGTTCGCCGGGACATATAGCCGAGTGAAGTACAGCTTATTCCCGATCCCCATGCCATTTATGTAGCTCACGACTGCCGCGACGATTTCGTCCCGGATAGATGTCGTGTACCCGGGTAGGGGCGTCAGGTCGATTTCAACAGTGATAGGCACATCGGTAGGCCGGTAGAACCGTATTGTGTGGGGGACGCCGTATTTGTCAGTCACGACTTGTGAGGTTGTCCCGTATGTCCCGCAGCCCGGACCCTTTTTGTCCGCGATAGTTGTTGCGATTTGAAGCGCATCGCCGCCGTCCACCACAAGCGAAATGGAGTGGCTAGGAATACCGTTCGCATCGGTGGCGTCCGTATCATTCTCGTATGCCCTGTATCGCTCGACGCCGGGAAGATCGGCCACCGCTCCTACAATCCCTTCAAGGATTGAATTCGACGGGATAGCGACCGACGTTTTCTGCCGGATGCGAAGTGCGGCGTCTGTCTCTACAGCAGCGCCTACCGTTGCCTCCGCAAGATTGGTGACGCTTTGCCATCCGCGTGTCGGGGTGGCGATGATATTGACGCCGCCGATGGCAGCGGTGATCGCCCCTATCGTGTCGCACGTCGCCGTTACGACCACTTCGCCGCCGACCGGTATCAGTACCGCGACAGGGAGCGACCAATAATAACCAGCGCTGTCTTGCGCCTTGCCGTTCAGGATTTGCGTCCCGGCAACGCCAATGATCCGCAGATCAACGGCAGAGTTCGAAGCGGCTGATCTGGCAATGCCATTGATCTTAACCACGCTAGACAGGCCCACACCTTGCGCATAAACGGGCGAGAAGGCGTTGTAGACTGCGACGGCCATAGAGTTGGCATCATGTACCGCTGCGGAGAAGATCGCGATTAGCTGCCCATCCTGGCTGTCAGGGTCGATGACGATATCTTGCCCGTAAATGCCCTTGAATGCGTCATCGAAATACGTTTTCACGTCCGCATAGGTCGGGGCTGTGATCCCGTTTCCATCGATAACGCAAACCGGAGTTGCCATTACAGAGCCTCATTGACTGTTGTCGCGCCGTAAACCGTCGAAATAGTCGTGGCGACGGAAAAGCCTCGCGTCTCTCGGTTCAGGGATGACGAATAGGCCGTGATTTCCGTCACCCCGGTTGTGCCGAGAATGCGGGAGCGGATCGTGGTGTCGCGAACGTCAGCGGTGTACTTCCCCAGAACCTTAGTGCGCCAGTCGATCCCCTCGTTTAGATCAAGGAACCATGTCCCGGTTTGCAGCCGAAGGCGGGTCTGCACCGATTGCGCCACCGCGTCCGGTACGTCGCGCCAGAAATCGGCTTGACCGTGGCCGAACGTATAGTCGCCCGTCGAGGAAAGCTTACGGTACCGCATCAGTGTGGCCCCGCTGTATCCGCCCCACCGGGGATAACGCCGCCGTGGACGTGATCGCTTCCGATGTTGACACCGTTGTGCGTCACCGTCCCGCCCGTGATTGCCACGCCACCGTCTGTGATCGCCATGCTTACGCCAGCGGCGGTAAATGTCATGCCGGAGCCGGGGTTGAAGTCTATGACCATCGTCCCGTCATTGGACCTGATTTGCGTCGATGTTGACGAAATGTTATCCAGCGCGGAAGGCTGCGCCTTGAACCCGACGAAAGCGAACCCGTCAGAGAGATCGTGTGTTCTCGCGTCAATCTGACTTTGTACGCCCCCGGATTGTTCCCATGCATCGATAGGCCGAGACGAAAACACCACAAGCGCTTCATCGCCAGCGGCGACGGGGAACGTCATCGTTGCACCGCCGCCGGACGGGAAATGCAGAGGGACATTGCTCAACAGCGGAAGATCGACGGCCTTTACTGTGCCGTCCGGCTGGCGCTCCTGAGACTTAACAGATGGCTGCAAATCAGCGTGAGAGCCGCTTACCTTCGTGACAACGCACGGAAGCGCCGTCCACATGGATGACCTCATGCTGTCCATCATGGACCGCAGATATTCCTCTTGATCGCCGGTCCTCTGCCGATAATCCATTATTGCGGCTCCACGTTGATGCCCTTGCCAGCCAAGCCGATAGGTATCGGCCCTTTGCCGTCAGCACGGGTGCAAATGATATTTGTGTACCAAGGTATGTCCCGCGTATCGCCCTCATGCTCCGCGACGAGGACTTTGTAGAAGCCATCATCTGCGATGCCGGGAGCCATGGCGTTGTTGACCTCCGCCGTGTAAGCCGGCGAGAACTTCACCTCTTGAACGCTGGCCTGATCGATTTGAACCAACGTCCCCGGCCTGATTTTCGGGTTCAGCAGACAACGCGCCTGAATGCCGTCAATCGTTTGCGTCGGGAAACCGATAAGGCCGGTACGGGAATTGAGAACAATCGCCCCGCCTTCATTCGGCTCATCGTCCTTCGTGATCGTCAGTTCATTGTTGTGAATTGACCAACTGGTATTCGTTGACATGCAGATTACGCGCAGAACGTCGCGGGCCATGCCATACATCACTCGCGCGCGTGGCATTTGCTTCGTGCCCAGATCGGCAATCTTGCCCAACGTGATGCCGTGCTTTTTCAGTCCCTCAAACACCGCGTCAACTTGATCGCGGTAGGTATGCCCAGCCGCCAGCGTCTTGTTGACCATGCCGAAATTGTATGCCTGATCGCCGCCTTGCGCGATAATGTTGAAGTAGGTGTCAACCGGCGTTTCCCGGCCATATCTGGCCTGGATCACTTGCCCCTTAAAGATCACGGCAGAATTGGACTGATAACCGGCCTCAAGAGTGACGTTAAGCCCTTCTTTTTTCGCCCGGTTCGCTGTCTCGCGGGAAAGGTTCGTGACGGTTATGTCTGCCGCTGCTGGCGACTGTAAATTCTGCTGCGTCACGTTGAACCGGATGCGCAACTCTGACATATCGATGGCGCTACCGCCGCCGTCTACCGTCAGTTTACATTGCCTTAGCCATTGCTGCGTCATTACGGCACCACGAAATAAAGATGAGAGGCTTCACCTAGATTGTCGAATGTAGGCGTTGCGTACTGATCCGCATCCGTTGCGACCCACAACTCCCCACCTATTCCGAGATAGCCGAACGGCTCCAGAAGATCGCGGCTAGTCGTGAGAGGAATGCCGCTGGCAATTGGCACCTCGTCAACGTCTGCTATGTCGATTATCCACCCGCCCATGATCGCATCACGGTACGTCAGTGTCAGAAAGTAGGTGACGCCTGAAAGCTGGATAGAGAAGCGTTGCGGCGATGGCGATAAAGGAATTTCGTATGTCGTCGCCATTTTTCGCTGGCCTTCCCTGAAATTTATGGTTCACTCGCGCGTGAGGCGGGATGCCCCGCCGTCAAAGGGAGAAATCATGATTATCGCGCTTCTAGTCCTTATCGTCCTGCTTCTCGCGTTCCCCGGCCTATTCAGGGTGCTAGGATGGGCGATCCTTGTCGCCGTCCTTATCGTCATGGTCCGTATGCCGTGATTATCGAGGGCCGACGAATGGCGTTGTTTCCGCCACCTGCTTCGTGCCGCTCTCCGCTACGCTTGCTGTTTTGGGTGCAGACGCCATTGCCGAATTCGGGGCGCTCGTTGTCGTCGTGTTCGCTATGATGACCTCTTGAAGGCCGATAGTCGCGAACAGCGAATATTCCGTCTGCTCATTCGTAGTCACCTCGATTGAGGAGACAAGCATATTTGTGTACGCCCGCTTGCCGGTGAACACCGTGAACGGAACGCGGATGTCTTGCAGGACTTGGAGCGCCAGATACATCTGCTTCGAATACCCGGCATAGCCACCGGAACTATCCGACCACGCGCATCGCATTTCCACTTGCGCAGGCATTTTGAACGCATGGTCGGATATAGCCGCCCCGCTTTCGACGGGATGGCTGGTGATCACGAGTTGGTCGCGACTGGTTTCCTCAATGACGGCATTCGGGACAAGGAAGGCAATCGCCCGCGTTGAAAACGAAATCAACGCATATGCGTCATCAAGAATAGCCATTTACCTGAACGCCCCTTGCGTGTTTCTGAACATGCGCGAATTCACGCCGTCCTGTTTTTTCTCGATGGCATTCGCGGTGTCGACGGGGTTGGTAGACCCGACCACGTTGATATTGGTGTTTTGGGACATGCTTACCGAACTGCCGCTGCTTGTGGCCATCAGAGGCGCACCAGCACTCAAGAACGATGGGTGCGCGACAGAAAAGTTACCCTTGTATGGTGTCGCCGGGGTTGATTGACGCGGTTTGACCATAGATGCGGCATTGCGCGCCAAATTGCCGAGATAGTCTCGCGTGAACTTGTTCGACGTGGTGCCGGGTTGACGGCCTCCCGGCAGGCTTGCCCATTGCCCGCTGAGAGCGCGCGCGATAGAAGCCATTCTGGCAGGATCGCCGCCCTTCAAGTCTTCCTCAAGATCACGCCCCGTGTTCCTCTTGTACGTTTCCCACGCCAAGTTCCACGCGGCCTTATCCTGGCTTTCAGGAGAAAAGTCCTTGAGGCCGAGCTTCCGTGCTTGATCGTCCCACGTGCTGCCGATGAACTGATACCGGCCAGCGGCGGACGATCTTTTCCCAACATCAGGGCCATTCATGATCGGGGTATAGATGCGCGGGTGATCAGAGAAGTCAGTGATCCGCCCGCCGCCGTAACGGATGTCATAACGACCGCCGCTTTCAGGTCCGGCGATGGTATCAAGCAATGCACGCTTTTCAGGCGTCATCGTCGTGTCAGACGTGCCGGTGAAACCCAATGCGGATTTTGCTCTATCCCACAGCTTGCCGATAGCTCCTCGGCGCTCTGCAATTCTGGCCTTATTGGCTTCCGGCGTAGCTGCCGCCGCCTTTTCAGGATCGCTCAATATCTGAGAACTGCCATACCCAGCAATCCCCATGGCGAGGGCGACCGGCGCTAGGAAGCCAAGGAAACGGCCCATAAGCCCACCCATGTTGCCACCAGCGCCAACCAAGACGGAAAGCATCGAAACCAATTTTCCGAGAACCGCAGCCCCTACTAGGACTTCAATCGCGGCAACAAGCCCTTCACGCCCGGTGATGGCCTCCGCGATCTTTACAAAGCCATCCCATACCGGCTCCAACTGCTTCGCGAGTTCCACCATGTCCGTTGCGACTTGCGCGACCGTCGTGGCGATTTTCTCGAATGCCGCTGTGATTTCCGGCCCGTGGTCGACAACCCATTTCTGGAACTTTTCCAGCCATTCCGAAATTTTCGGCATGTAGTCCGTGAGGGCTTTCGCCGCCACGGCTTCAATGGTCTGTTGCAGCGCCCGGATTTGCGTCTGGAACTGCTGCGATGCCCGTGCGGCCTTGTCCGGGTCTAGCCCCGCCGCCTTTTGGATTTCCTCGTACTGCTTGAGATACTTCTGAATGTCGCCGCTTTGCAGCGCCCGAAGCGTGTTCTCATCGATCCCCAGCGCCCCGGCGTACTGGTTTGCGATGTAGTACGGCATCTTTTTGAGACGCCCGCCAAGCTCCTCCATGACCGTGATCTGGTCGCGAAGCTGGCCGCGTGCATCACGGGTCTGGACGCCCAACCCGCGAACCATGCTTTCATAGCCGGGGTTGGATCGAAGCTTCTGCCCGAAAGCTTCAATCGACGCCATCGCGCCCTGATACGTGCCGCCCAACTGCGACACAGCATAAGACAGAGCGCGTATATTCTGGACCGAAGCGCCCGTGCGCTGCGAAGTCCAGTAAAGGGCGTCGAAGTTCTTCGCGACACTCTCAAGCGCCTGTGCGACGTTCTTAGCCGTCTCTATGAGCGCTTTAGACAGGAGTTCCGCTTGCAGCGTGGCCCGACGAATGGAGTTTTCGAACTTCTTTTCAGATCGGTCGTCAACTCCGAACCCGATGCTGACGAGTAGTTCCTTAATCGTCTCGGCCATCAGTCTTTCCTCGTCATGGCCTCATGGGCACGGGCTGCGTTCGTATCGGCCACGTCCAACGCTTCGTTCATCAACGCCACGTCGCAAAGATCAACAGTGCCGTCTATCAGGCTCTCGTATTTGCACATCCCGCGAAGCACGGGACGCATAAGCCAATCCATGCCGTCCGGCAGACTTACGGGCTGATAATTTACAGCCCCGGAATATCGTTCGAACTTTGCGGGACGGCGCGCATAAAAGGGCCGAGGTTTTCCATGACCACGCGCTGGACGATTTGCAGGATTTGCGGCCCGTCGATGTCTTCATACATCGGACTATCAGACCCTTCGACCCACACGCGCTGCCAGTCACTTCCGTCCTTGCGGTATGCGGTCAACATGCATTCCTTAACGACGAAATCCAAATCGTCGGAAGACATGCCAGCCATTTCCTCAAGGACGGGCTTTAGAGCCGCCACGCCTTCATTGAGGCGGGACAGAATGCCGGGGACGGCGGCGAACAATGGCGCGATCTTCCGGGCGACATGAATTTGCTTCATGGCGCTCAGTTTTCCGGTGCGGTAGGTATGGCCGCCTACCTCAAACTCTGCCATCAGTTAGCCCCCAGCTTCTGGGCGACCTTGATGCAATCCCATGACCATTCGATCATGTTGCCTTCCTTGCCCCACGCATTGTCGGGCATTTTGCGGAAAGCAGCGCCGGTCGCTGTTACGAAATCCCCACGAGCAACGTCGCGGATCGTGATCGTATTCCGCCCATGGTTGGCGGAACTCGTCACCTGATACGAATACATCTGCTGGAGCTTCTTATTCGTCGGGGACGTTTTCAGAAGGCGGATCGTAATCGTGCCCGCATTACCGGCATGAAGGCTGTGCATGCCGGAGCCGTCCGCGCCGATGGTCATGGTGTTCTTGTTGTCGATCATCGACACCGTGATACCTTCGTCGGAAGGACCGGCGCTATTGCCGATGTTGATCGACCCACCGGGGCCGCTGATCGCAGCGGTTACGTCGAGAAAAGAGTACGTGCTAATGGTAGCCTCCTATCGGCTGGCGGCGTAGGCGAAGTCGCCGTGATACCGGAGTGTTGCGTTGACGTATGCTTGAGCGCCGCCGACTACCTGTTGACATCTAGTTGTACGTCAACGCTGTGGACGGCTCCACTGAGCTTGACTGCAACCTGGATCGTGGGCGACTTGCGGGCCTCACGATCACTCTGGCTCTGCGTGGCGACCTTCGGCGCATAGATGTAGTAGCCGGTTTCCAGCGTGTCGCCCTGAGACAGTTCGCCAAACCCGCCAGCGTTCCATACGCCGGGGGCCACCAATCCATTGTTCACAGCTTGAGACAGGCAAGCGTCGATAGCGTTCACAATTTGGTTCACACCCGCGTCGGTCTGCGGGATTTTCGTCGTGGACTGGTAGAGGAGGTTATAGACCCCCGTCTGGATGTAGTTTTGCAGCCAGTCCGTCCCGTGCACTTCGTCAAAGAAGTACCCGTTCGCCATGACCCCCTGCTGGATGATCGCGGTGTCGTTGGCATAGTTGACGAAATAGTTGACGTTCTTGCCGTCCAGCGCGTTCGCCTGCGTCTGCGTGAGCGTTTCGGCGGTGACGCCCGGTTCCTGCTTGAACTTGAGCGTGATCGTGGTGTTGTTCGCCGTGAAATCGACGGTGAATGCTCGACCGATCATGGAGGCCACGGCGTAACGCGAAGACGATGAATATTGCGTCGTGGTGCGCTTGTAGCCAGCGGCTTTAAGCAGGCTCGGCAAGTCATTCGTGATCGTGCCGTCAAGGGCGGTGGTGCTGGTCAGCGTGATCCCGAAGATATGCGAGACTGACGCGCCCTCAATGAACGCGGCGGCATCGATAATCTCGTTATCGGCTGGCGTCGTGGCGCTGGCAACGGTGATGCCGTACCAGTCAGACGAGATATTCGCGAACGTCGCCATGGCGCTGGCAAGCGTCTCAGCCGCGATACCGGCGACGGGAGCGGACGCGGTAGCTTCTGTCAGCTTGAGAAGCCCCGAAATATCCGTTCCCGTCGTGTGCGGAGTGGCGTAGCTAAGCGTCGAAGTCGCGCCGGTCGAGTTGCTTCGGATCGTGAACTTGTTGCTGGTCGCATCCCAGACGCAAGTTGCCGTGGCGAGTGCCGTAGTGATGACCGATGCAACGCCATTGAGGTTCGTCTGGGCGCTGAAATCGAGGGCCGTCAGCGTCTTGACCGTGCCATCAACCGTGATCTTGAAAGAGCCTGCCGTGATCGTGGTCCACGCGGGCATAAGCTGTTCGGCAGCGGTCAGAACGCCACCGTTAAGCACTGCCTTGGTAGCGGTTTGCGCCCATCGACCGATGTAGAGGATTGCGGGCTGCGGCGACTGCGAAAAGAACAGGCTTGCCGCGTAGTATTCCGGGACGGTGGTTCCGAAATCAGCCGCCACGCCGTCCAGATCGGAATAAGACCGGATGCGCTGAGACACATCAATAACGTCCGTTGGGCCGATGATGAGAAGCGCGCCGAAGTCACGGGTGGCGGCTGCGGTCGGGCTGAGATTGATCGAAACCCGCACGACATTGTTGACGTTAAGACCAGTTGCCATTGGTTAGTTCTCCTGCACGATCCAGTCGTTTTCGTTGACGTGCGTTTCGGTTTCAGCGTGGATTGTCCCTTCTGCCGAAAGCAGGTTGAGGACCGGATATGTGCGGTTGACCTGCCGCCTCAGTGTGAACGGCACATCGAAGCGCCTAATCCATTGTGTGTTCGTCAGTTCGGGAGCGGCGATAATCTCGCGCGCCTCATAAAGCGCCATGCCGTTAGCGGCCATCACTTCGCGGTTTTGTTCGATCAACAGGCCATCACGGAATAGACCCGCGTAAAGCTGCCCAGACGGGCCGTAGAACGACGCGAGCAAATCTAGGCTGTAGTGGCGCTGCAATGTGTCGGAGCCATTCCCTGCCCCGCTATGGCTGATATAGGCGTATGTCTCGCCATATGTCCGGGTTATCCCGATGGCGCACCAATTCGTGGCCGGTGGCGGCTGCTTCGGTGGTGTCGGTTGCCACCGTGGGCGCACCATTGTTCCTGGCAGTCCGGTAATGCCGACAACAATGCCTTGAATGACATCTTCAAGGGCGGCGTCTTCTATCGGCGCTGGCGATGATGGAACAAGGTATCCACCCGTTGAGCTATCGTTTGCCATTATGCATCCTCGACAAGCTCAATGAGCGTTGCGACGGCAGAAACGAACCCGCCCCCGAAGTTCATCCAATTGTTGACCATCGTCACGCGGTACGTGTTGCCGCGCCACAGGATGCGATCCGCCTTTGTGGCGTCAGTCTCCGGCCTCAGTTCGAACATGCAGTGGATGAGGATGGCCCCTTCCACGCGCGTCAATTCGGGGAACTGTTTCAGAATAGACCCTTGCCCAGCCGTCAGGACGCCGATCAAATCAGAAAACGTTTGCGTGGCAACCGTGGCGCGGCCATTGCTACCGACTGTTTCGGTGTCCCGCTGGACCGTAAACGTGTCGCTAAAATCGGGATCATAAAGCAGTTCGGTAACATCAAGTTCGGCCATGGCTAGGACTTCTCACCTTTCGGCCTGACGGCATAGGAAATGCTGCGCCTAAGCGCGCCCGTATCCAGCAAAGGCTTCTCACCCGTGCGCCCCTTGGCGCGACGTTTGGCAAGCGTCACTTCACTAAGCGGCTCAAACGGTCCATCGGTAATCTTGGCCTGAACCGCGTTCATGCCGATAATCCCGACCGTGTTTAGCGTGCGGTCTGCGGCTTCACTGTCGCCAGACAGAGCCTTTTTCGCTCCCGCCTCCATCACTTGGACGATCTTGTCTTTCGCGTTGGCGATGCCTGGGTTGAGGAACGGACGCGCCGGGATATTCTTCTCCGGCACACCGTTTTCCATGAGATAGCCGATTTCCGCGTTGTTAAGCGGGACTTTCTCATCCTCATCCGGTTCGCGGCTGGCGTTGTCGGCGGGGATACCGACAAGCGCTTCACGCTTCACCAGCGCCTTGACGGCCCGGAGAATGTCAGCCGTTGCGTCCCGCGTGACCGTCACTCCGACTTTGATAGCCATTAGGCAATAACCCACCATACATGCTCGCCCGGAGGAATAAGGCAAGGCGTGGGGGTGACGCCGAAAATGAACCGGCGCGCGGACGTGGCGATAGACGGGTCAGGCGGCGGGTTGCCGAACGAAACCCATGCATCCGCTTCCACGATGATGTTCACCACGGGATCGCCTTGAAGATCGGTAGGGGGGCGGATGCGGTTGTCGTCCCGGCTGTGGCCAGCGTCTCAGAAGACGGAAGAGGGCCGAGAACCGGGGAAGAATTCGCCATGACCTTTTTCTGGTAGCCGAATTCGAAATGAGCGCCAGCAAGGGCCATGATCTATCTCCTAGAGGAACTGTCGGCGGACGCCGGGGACGTATTGCATTGTTGCGAAAGAACGGGCCATCGTCAGGAAGCGTTGACCGTAGCTCGTGGCGTTCCATGCCCCGGCATTGTTGAGGCTGGTAATCGTGCTGTACCCCACGGAAACGCCATCGACAGACTTTGAAGTCTGGACGCCGCTTGCCGATCCGGGTATGCCGCCACGGGCAGCAGCGCGGGCATTGGCCGCCCCCATCGCGACGTGATGCGCGGTCCACAGCATGACGGCCATGTCATAGCTATCCCGGAAAAGCCGCTCACTGACTTGGATGTACCCTTGCGACAACCAGAACTCGATTGTTACTTGCGGATAATTCGTCGTGTTCGAAAACTCCGGGAAAGCCGCGATCATCGTTGCATAGGTTGCGGCCATGACGTTCCCCTTACGCGGCCTTGTCGGCCTTCTGGATGCCACGCATCGGCTTTTCAGGGTCGAGGGCTTCAAGGCCGCTCTTCACCTTCGTGCGGTTCTCGGCTTCCTTCGCGGCGCTGTCCTGACGCGGCATAGCGAAAATGAGGCCGTTCCTGACCACATCAAGCTCGGCGTTCTGCTCAAGCCACGCATCCCAGAACGACGCATCGACGTTCGATGTGAGGGCATACCCGCCTGCCGTAGTGACCTTCGGAGGCGCGCCAAACGGAACAGCAGGGCCATTGATCGTGATCGGCTCCCCGCGCTGGGACGCATATTTCACAGTCTTGTAGCCGCCGCCCATGACCGGCTCATCGCGTTCCTTCATTTCGAAGGCGCGAAGAATAAGGCCATTCGGCAGTTTGCAAGCAACGGTAACGGTATCAGCCATGTTATTCTCCAAGGAAAGAAAAGGGATAGGCGGGACTTACGCCCCGCCCGTTGATGGTCAGACGCCGACCATGGACGAAATGGCGAATGGCTGGCGGATGATCGCCCCCCAAGTCCCGCCAACTACCTTCTGTTTGTAGCTCGACATGGCGCGAACCACCGGGAAGGCGCGCATCTTTTCGTTGAACGAGCAGTAGCCGGTTTCCTGGCCCTCGATCTTCGTGGCGATAAGCTGGACAAGATTGCCAGCCGCAACGCCCTGCGGGTTGGTGGCAGACGTAGCGCCATACTGGACGGCAGTTTCCACGCGGAGGTTCGGGAAGTTCTTCTTGAGAAGGTCCGTCACGTTCACGTTGAAGCTGTTCGTTGCGGTCAGAGCGACAGCCGAACCCGGCGACATGGCGAGAACCAGTTCGTCAGTCTGTTCCACGAGACCACCGGTCTGAGTAACAAGCTGGTAGAACAGAGCCTCAACGTCGGCGTAGATTTCGTTCGCCGTTGCCGTGATCGCACCGTTGGTGATCCACTTCGCGCCACCTGCGGCCTTCGTGGCCGGGGTCAGGGAGGCGGATAGGTTCGGATCGTTCAGCAGGCCGTAGTTCTGCAAACCGGACACCCCGAAGAAGTAGGTCAGGTTCGAAAACTTGTTCATCACGGTAGCGGCGGCTACATCGAGTTCCGATACCCACGAAATGCGGGCGAGGCCGGCGCGTTCAAGTTCGCGGTCGCCATATTCCTTGACGGTCTGGAACAAGTACGCCTGACGCTGCGGCCAGTTGGTGTTCGCGCCGGTACGACCGTTCTCGTTGAAGTCGCCGTAGGACGAAACTTCACCGGTATGCTCGACAGTCGGGAACATGGCGGTTTCATCCAGCCAAGTGCCCTTGCGGACTTCACCGAGGATCTGCGCGGCCTTGTTCGGGGAGAACAGAACCTTGAAGACCTGCGGGTCGATCAGCGTGGTGAGGAACGCCGGGACGCCAGCGTTGGACGTGGTGTTGATCGACGGATGGGCGTCCATCGCGAGAGTGTAGTCCTGCTTCCATTCGTCGGCGGCATATGCCTGCACGTCGGGAAGATTGACGCCCAGCGCGGAAAGCTGCTGGACGTCAGCCTGCCAGTTGGCGACGGCTTCGGTACGGTTCATTTGCGGTGCTCCTTGTCAGGTTTAGCCCAGCGAGTGGCTGGAAATCTTGGCGATCTCACCCGACAGAGCGCCGGAGCGGAACGTATACTTGGAGAGATAGTTCGCGGCGGCGGTGACCGTCGTGGACGATGCGGTCTGCGACACACTGACGTAATAGGTGCCAGTGCCGCCCGTGCCGGTGCCAAGCTGCGTGATGTAGGTGCCGGTGGTGATGCCGGAACCCGACAGAACCTGACCGACGCCCAGCGTGCCAGACGAGACAGCAGTAACGGTCAGAACGCCGTAAGCGGCGGTGATCGTCGTGCTTGCCACAGTCTGTTCGGCGGGGGAAACGGTGTAGGTGCCGACGCCGCCAGCCGTGCCGGAAAGCTGGTTGATGATGGTAGTGCCGGTGGCGACATTCGTGCCGGACAGCGTAGCGCCCGTAACGAGAGTGCCGGAGCCGACAGCCGTAACCGTCAGAATGCCGTCAGCAATCGAACCGGTGACCGACGTGGTTGCGGCAGCGGCAATCGAGCCGGTAACGGAACCGGACGATGCGGCGTTGCTGATGAGGCCATCCGCATAGTTGACGTAGACCGGATCACCCCATTTGACGATACCGGAGCCGGAGTTCACGGCCCAGAACGAACCGGACGAGAACAGCGTGACCGGGAAGCCGGGGGCGATCATCATCGAGCTATCGGCAAGATAGGTCGTGATATGCGCCTGCTGGGTCCGAGCGACAAAACCGGTCGGGGCACCAAAGCCACGGTTGTTGGCGATGGTAGGGGCCGAGTTGTTGTCATAGGGCGTGGTGATCCACGCGAAGCGGCCCACGTAAAGACCGGCAGAACCGGATACAAGGCCACCCTGACCGGCGTTGACCGTCACGCGGGGGTTGGTGTCCGCGAAGTCGCCGGCGACGGCGCTTGCGGGCTGGACATTGACAGAAGTCTGGAACGACATTACCCGCCCTCCTTACTTGATTGCGATGCGGCTGGCGTCCGGGAAGCGCGAGGAGAAGTTTTCCTTCGCCTTCGCATCCATGGCCATCGGTGCCGGTTTCTTGTGGGATGCCGTGGTCTGCGCGGCGAGGATCGCCGGGAATGCAGACGGGTGAACATCCTTGTGCTTCACGCCGAGAATGTCGAAGGCCGAACGGTAAACAGCGTCGGCGCTGTCGTGGGCCATGCTCATTTCGCCCACATACGGGCGTACAGCGCGCTCGGCTTCACGGATGGCCTTTGCAGCGGACAGAGCGTCGTTCGTCGCCTTGGCCGTAGCTGCGGCGATTGCGGCATCCATGGCGGGCTTGGAGACAACTTCCTCATCCGGCTTGATGGCCGGGGCTTCTTCTTCCTCGTCAGCGGCAGGCTTCAGAAGCTCACACGCGGCGGCGTAGTCTTCATCCGAAAGCTTGGCCTTGAGGAATTCGTGGATGTCGGCAGCGTCTTCCGTGACGGCCACGGTTTCTTCCGGGCCTTCATTCTCAAGCTTTTCGACAAGAGCGATGATGTCGCTGATGTCGGCGTCCTGCGCGAGATCGGGCTTGATGGCATTCAGCGCCTTCACAACCGTGACCTTATCCCGCTTCGGGATTTTGTGAGCCATAGTTCTCTTCTCCTGCTGGCTGTTTCGAGCGCCGCTATTGAGGGGTGCGGCATCCCCGACCAGCTCCACAGGGGCGCTGTCTGCTACATACGCATCCGGGCCAACCCTTCCGCGCGGGACAAGGGCAACGTGGTTGCCTTTGATCTCTCTCATCACCCCGTCATAAGCCTCGCCCTCGTAGGTTCCTGGCGTCATGTCGGGGCGGTAGTGATAGGCGCAGGACAGTTCCTTCGCCTTTTCGTCTTCGATGTCTTGGATGGCGGAACCATCCCAGAACACGAGACTGTTTGTCAGGTGACTGCCGTCAAACGCGGCGTCCGTTCCGGTCGACCCGATAACCAAATCCTTGCGCGGCGCGCTTGCCGAAACAGCGACGTGTTCGGACAGGACGGGGAGATTATTGAACGTGTCGGATGCGGCCTTGAGTTCTTCCGGGTCGCGCAACAGGCGATATGTCTTGTTCGGGTCTAGGCCCAACGCCTTCCATCCGACGATTTCCCTACCGATGTACGGCGAGACAATCGCCTTGCTGATCGTGGACCGCTCGACCTTCATTCGCCCGTCTTGATCGTAGGACCGGACGGACGCTTTATCGAAGGCTATGACCTCATGTGAACTATCGTCTTTTGCGATGCCTTTTTCGCGCATGGCTTTTTTATGCGCCTCCCATGCTTTTTTCTTCTGGGTATCGCTTGCGTCTTGAAGGCCGTTATCGATCATGAATTGGCGCTTGATCTCGGCATTCTTGGCGTCCTGCTCACGGATGGCGCGTTTATCGGCCTCTTTTTTTTCGACCTCAACCGCTGCCGCTGCCTTCTCCGCTTTGCGGGCCTCAGATGCGGCGGCGGCTTTTTCCTTGACCTTCTGGATATATCTCACGAGATCATCGATATCGTCAGTCTTGCCGAGAGACAGGTTAGACATATCGTAGTTTTCATTTTTGGAGTGGTCGGAGTATCTGACCTCACCAATGCCGGGGACGCGGAAATAAGACGACGCTTCGCCATGGCGGTTTATCGAATGATCCGGCTCGGATGCGCTGATGCCAGCCGCCCTTAGCTTCTTGACGATTTCGTCAGCGCCTTCATGGACGGCATTCGCAGTTTTCGGCTTTGAAGCCTCACCCCCACTGGATGACGCGAACTTGCCGCCATCGTCCCTTTTGTGTTTGCTTTCTTCGAAATCCACATCCGTGGCGATACCACCCTTCCGGCTCAGCCATCCCATGAACGGCCCAGACAGGACATCTGCAACGGCGGGGTGGATCGGGGCGAGGGGCTTATCAACCGGAACCCATGCGTAACCGGAATGCTCTTCATTTAGCGTCGGGACGAACTTCTCCGCTACCGGGCAGATGAACGTTGTAAACACCATTCCTTTCGGCGTTACGCGCTCACACAGTGGCGTCATGCCATCGCATGGCACATTGCCTATCTCTTCACTGACTTCGCGCCTAGCGGCCTGCTCTGGCGTTTCTCCGGCGTCCGCTCCACCACCGGGTAGCGCCCAATGCGATGCGAAGTTCTCTTCATTCGGGGAGCGGAGGAGTAAAAGCACGTCGCCGTCAGGTGCGACGAACAGGACGCCAGCGGCTGATTTCACTTCGTCCTTGGCGACGAACTCTTTCCCGACGCTTTGCGGCACATCGACCTTGGCGGCGAATTCCGGGTTATGCGCCACGGCATTCATGAACCGCTCTTGCTTTTCTGAAACTGCGGGCATTTCTCTTCCTATCGCTTAACGGTCGAAATCGGGGACGATAACCTCCGGGATGCATCTGCAATTCCAGATAGCGCCGGGAAGCGCCCTTATCCCCGCCCGTTGATCGGCAACGGGCGGGCTGTCCCATCGGAACGTTTTGCCGTTCAACACACGATGGTCATGGCGCACATCGCTATCGCCTACCGTTCGCCATATGAATTCTGTGGAGCCAATGGCCTCCGCTCTGGCCCGTGTGAGTTCCGTAGCGGTGCGAGACACTTCCGTGCGCGCTATCAGCATGGCCCGTGACTTCGATACTTGACCGGAAGCCATGATCTCTTTCGCCACCACATCGGCGCGCTTACTGCCGGATATGCCTTGCAACGTGATTTGCCTCACGCGCTCGGCGGCTTCCGTTGGCAGAGACTTGATAAGCTTCGTTTGTTCATCGAGACGTTCGCGCATGATCGCGCCGACCGGCGTGTTATCGATCTCATCCCGTATGCCCTGACCGATGCGGCGGGACATATCCATCCACGCTTTCTTATCGGACGTTCGGAAATCGACTTCGGCCAGCATCCGGCTTGCAACCGACACGGCCCAGTCATGAAGCGTCCCGGCGTAGGCCGTCAGAACGTCGATGATGCGGGCCGTGTCAAACGGCTTCGTCGGATCATACAGGCCGGAAACAACGTCGCCGATGTATCGCGCGATCTTCCGTAGCTGGCGATCATATGAGCGCTCTACCTTGCGCGCCCTAATCAGCATGGAATGTGCCGCGTTGCCCTTCTCGCGCTTTCGGTCGAAGGCCATATGCGGCGTGCACGACACACAGACGAATGTCACTCCGGTAACTCCTCTGGCGGCGCTGGTGGCCCATCGTTCTCACCCATCCCTTCCGGCATAGGCGGTTCCGGTGCATCATCCGGATCTAGGCCCTGATGCGATGAATGCTTGTCGTTCGCGATGCGGCGGCGGCTCTCCTCAGTGGAGATAATGCCCTCACCGACAAGCAACACGTCCGTCTGCGCTTCGATATTCTCGATCTCGGCTTTTTCCTTGTCCGACATATCCCACAGGCTCTCGAATTCGAAAGTGATCTGGTCGTCGGCGTCACCGAATAGCGAAAGCTGCACAATCGTCAGGACGTATTCCAGCGGCTTGCGGAATATCTTTTCCTGTTGCGACTTGATCCAGTCGTAGAAGGACTGCAACTCCCCTTCCGACGATGCGTTAAGCCCTGCCGGTTGGATACCCAGAAGCTTGACCAGCGGAATGCCGCTGACGGACGCCAAATGCTCCTGCGACTGCGCCTGCAACGCATCCAGGCTGGACAGCGGCGCGGACACATTATCGAACTCTTCCTGCTCCTTGTCGATCATCATCAGGCCGCGATTGTCTCGCAACTTGTTGAAGAACTCGGCACGGATAAACAGTTCTTCGCCGGTCGGGTTTGTCGCCAGCTTTTCCGCCATGTTCGTTTTCAGCACCATGACCGAAAACGCGCGGATGATGTCATTCACGGCCTGACGGGTTTCCAGCCAGTTGTCCACGTATGGTCGGGCCATCTGGGATAGGGACAGGCCACCGAACGAATAGGACGGCTTGAGCATGTCAGGGACTTCACGGCCCACGATAGTAATCAGACGGGAGGCGTGAACGCCGGTCCCCATCACGTACCACTCTGACGGCTTGTACCAGTCGTCAGAAAGCGGGTTGATAGCATTGTAAGCCATCGGGTAGCACCACACGGCCTCAACCGTCTTGAGTGCCTTCAATGACCCCTTCGCAATCTTTGCCCGCATAGGCTTGCCAGACCGGCCAGCGATAGGCGTCTTCAACTCGCCGTCGATTTCCTCACCCAGATCGATGAAGATATGACCGCGACCGAAGAACCCATCTTGCTCGGCCACTTCGCGGAACACGTCACGGACAGAGAGCCGTTCGAACTCCTCTTCGATCTTCGCGATGCGCTCGGATTTGTCCTCCTCGCCCTTCGCAACGAACTTGATCCATTTCGAAGTCATCTCGCCGGCAATCGTTTCCGATATGCGGCGGTATTCCGGGCGCTGCGCCAACTCTGACAGGAGCGGATAACCTAGGAACGCCTGCCCCTCTGCAATGGCACTTTCCACGCTCACAGACGCGGCCCATTCATAGGCGGGCATCTCGTAGCTATCCATGGCCATTCCCGCGCTAGGCGTGGCCTGCGGCGGGTGTATGGTGGACAGATCGACCTTGAACGGGCTGATGCCTGCCCCACCCTTCGCCCTAGCACGGGCAAGAGCCTCAAGGCCGACAGACATGCCCGGTCGCTGCGGCGCTTCAACATGCACGGCAGCGACAGGATCGACAACGCCCAGATAACGGCGCAACCATGATTTCAGGCCCATGCCGTTAACCTCATGCTTTCTTGAGTGCTTCTCTGCTAATCGAAAGCGAGAACTTCCCGCCACACATTTCCGTCACGGCATCCATGAACGGGTCCATCTGGTCGTCAAATGAACCATCTGGGAACGCCGCATATTCAGACGAGAATGCCTGCCTCCAAGGGGCGATCTTTGGCACACAGACGAGCCCGGACGCGACAAGCGGCACAACGTCAAGCGCACGGGTGTACTTGTCCTTGTCGCGCTGTACCGCGACGACAGGGATAGCCTTGCGCCGGAGGGACTGGATTAGCCCCGTGCCGGAAACCTTGTCTTCAATGCTCATCTTGCGGAGCATTCCGTAGCGCTGCGGGTCCATAAGCTTGGCCTTGGCCCATAGCGCCAGCGCCGTGCTTTCAAGTTCCGGCGCTTCAAACCGCCCCCGAACAAGATCAATCAGGTATGCCCTGCCGTCATGGCCTGCGCCCCAGTGCTCGAAGACGGTGTAGTCGTTCCGCTCTTTCGTCTTCTGCGCTGTATCCGCGTAAACCGCCCGCCATTTGAGAGGCGGAAGATCGTCGTAATCAACAAGCCAATCGGTCTTGAACAGATTACCACCGGCAACAATCGGGTTCTGCGCGTACTGCCCCGCATAAACCGTGGGGGATAACTGCAAAACCTTGATCTGCTCCTCGTTGTGCTTCGCTTCCCACAGCGGTCCATCTGGAAGGCCATGGGGGATGACGGTCACATTGCCACCCGGCGCTTCCACCTCTCCCTGTATCAGGACAGGAAGGCTCAGCAGGTGCCATTGCTCGCCGGAGTTCTGCATGAGATGCGCCGCGAAGTCATCGACATGCAGGCGCTGCATGATCACGATAACCGGAACGTCTTCATGCGCGAGACGCGAACGGAATGTGTTTTCCCATCGGGCATTGATGAACTTGCGGAGCTTTTCCGACGAAGCATCGTCAGGCTTCAATGGGTCATCGATCACAAGCGCCCCAGTAAAGCCGCTCTCCTCAAGGATACCGGCACGAAACCCGGTGATAGGCATACCAGCAGCCGACGCACGAAGATGACCGCCTGCCGTAGTGCGCCATAAGCCCTTAGCATTAGTGTCGCTACGCATAGTGACCGGCCAAAGCGCCTGATATCCAGGAAGGGTGATGATATCCTTCACTTTGGTCGAGTTATCCAGCGCCAGCGGTTCGGCATAACTCGCGTGGATAAACCGAGCGCGTGGATTGATAGCGAACCCGTGGGCGATGAAGTTGATCACCGCAAGCTCAGTATTGTGCGTTACGACAAGGTCGCGACCGGCGCAGAAGAGATGGTCATCTGCATCAACCGTGAAACACACCATTTCACGGTCGCTGGTCTTGGCTACCGTGTCCACGAACCGACGCGGCATGTTGCATGCCTTCCGAGGATTGACCCGCATACTCTTACGCGGAAGCCTAAACGCAGACACGCCATCGGGAAGGGATAGCATCGTCGTATACGCTATCTTCTTGCCAGCCTTGCGCTCATAACCCCGCCATACGCCACCAATACTGTTGATGAGTGATCTAACGTCATCTGAGAGAGCCTTGCACGATAACGTGACACTCTGCCCCCCAGATTTCCTATTCACAGTTCCGTCCGTGTCACATATGCCTTGCAGAAGGGCAACCCTCTGGCGATGGCTGGCAAGCATATAAACATTGGGAATGTGTTTGTTGCCCAAAACACCAAGCGCACGAAGCCTAGTCACGAAACGGTTGCGAAGAGAGTATGTTGTCGCACGTCCCGCGTTTTGGTGTTTTTGGGCAACAGGGGAAAATTCAGAGAATGCCGTGATGATATCGGCGTCCATCGTCGTAATCGCGGCCTGATAACTATGGCCATCGCCAAGCCAGCACCCGAATAGGTACGGATCAATCGGCAGGTCAATATCTTCCGACCGAGTGTCAGATAAGACAGGAATGCGCCACTTCTTACGCCCATCAGCCTCTCTAAGATCGCGGGCTAGTTCATCAGTCGTCTTTACCTGCCACGGCGCATGCCAATTATTGCTGCCATCGCGAAGACGGGCGGCCCAACGATGCTCAGAACACGCCACAATAGATGATCTATCGGAAAAAGTGACCGTGAACGCAGGAATAACCCCTTGCGGGAATACGCCGGTCACCTCTGTCCATTGTCCGGCAGACCCCAGCAGCATATCGCCGTTGCGGATATCTCCGGCTCTTACCCACCCCGAAGGCGTCAACATAGGCGTATCGCAATCAATCGCCTTCCCAAACCCTGGCGGAATGTTGATGATGAGCCGCTTTATCTCTCCGGCGTAAACGCGGTCGAGAACCCAACACATCACCTCATGGAAGGCAGCGACGGAAAACGGTTGGCCTTCCTTCTCGACAAAGAACCGCCGTGTGAACGCTAGGTGAGATGAGAGAAGCTCTTTCCGCTCCTCGACCAAATCCTCTTGCGTCTTACGGCTATTCTTCTCCGCCCGTATCGCGTTCAGCAATTCCAATCTGGACAAGGGCACGTTCAAGGACTTCTAGCTCCTCGTTGGTCATCCCCTTGAGACGGGTAACGTCAATCGTTGCGATAGGCCCGCCACCCTTGCCGGTGATTTCCGACTTGGTAGGGGCATGGGTGCCCTGCATTCGGTTAGCCTCTGCGATGGCTGAAACCGAAACGCGAGGGTCATTTTTCTCAGCCGCTTCCGAAATCCTTTTAAGAGAAGACAGCCTATCAGCGGCGGTCCATTCGGCTTTTTGGGCCGCTCTATCGCTCAATTCGATCACGCGCGTCATTACGGCGTCAATTGTCGTCAGCCTGAAAGCATTCTGTCTATCGGGCTTATAACCTGCTGCCGCATAGGCCGCATCTCGCGTCATCCCTGTAGCGAGGGCCTGCGCGAAAGCCTCATGTCTTGCGTTTTTTAGGACTGGCATAGGCTCACACGCAAAATTATTCCTGAAAGTTGGTATCCCGTAAGGGGTCTATGGGGCATTTCGAGCCACACAGGCAAACTGTTTATTCCAGAAAACGGGAGTTCGAAGGAATTGTTTTCCGTTTCCGTCACTTGGAAGCGTTGCGGATATAGTCCACGGCCTTCTTTTCGGCGCGCTTGGCGATCTCCACGGCTTCTGCAAGGTCGCCTTCCAACTCTGTGTCAGAGGCTTGATTGAGCGTCAGCTTGAGTTGCGCGAATGCAGCCTTAACCTTCGTCAGCGCGTCTTTCTGGATTGCCATGCTGTTTTTCCTTTTGGGTCACTTTACCGTCAGCCATAGGTCGGCGCCGGGCGGTTGATAGGACTGACATGACGGCAATGCCCCAGCCAGCACGAGAACGATTAGAAGCCGCGCCATGTCTCATCCCTTACGGTGTTCACCGGCTTGTGCTCTTGCATGCCCTTCATGCGGCCTGCGAAAGCCGTGAGAGCGGCAATGGTTCTTAGCCACAAGAGACGCCTTGTTCCTCGTGCCGGTTGTCGAGAGTTGAGATGTGCCGCTCAGTGAATGGGTTAGGAGGCAGACGCCGGGATAAGCCCCTGCTCGACTAGCCGTTCCCGGCTTCGCCCGTGGTGGTCAGTGCCGCCCGCCGCGATGTTCCAATCGTTGATTGCCTCGCGCTCGCAGCACATGAACTCCGGTCCGGTCTGCGCTGGGCCGTAATGATCGCACTCTATGCAGGCGACGACATTGGCGAAGAAGTCCAGATCCTTGCTCCCGCACTTTGGGCAAGGCAGGGCGTCAGACTGACCGAACTCGATCCAGTTTTTCATGTCAGCACGTCACAACAGGCAGATGCGGACATGCCACGCTGCCGCATACCGTTCCCGGCGGGCACGAGCATTTGCGGCGATCCGGCGCTATGGCGCGGGGAAGGTCAAGCGGCGTCGGCCAATAAACTTCGATCTGCCCATGCCCAGATGCCAGCTTACGCCTCACCTTGCCGATCCGGCAGTGGCGCTTGCACTCGTTGCGGATGTTCTCGGCGTTGATGCGCTGCGTCTCTGGCGTGACGATGGTGGTGTGGGTCATGCCTTCCCCGCTCGGCTAGACAGGGTAGCGACGGGCGTCATCCAGAACCAACTGCACGACTGTATCGTCTGGCAACTGGTCAACGCCGTTCATGTGGCAGGCATCGCGGTAGAGCTGCGAACGCCGCTGGATACGCTCGGGCGTCATCTGATGAAGGAAGTCGCGAAGCAGATAGCCTTCGAGCATCCAGATTTTGTTGCGGGCGTTGTCGCGGGCAATCTTGCGGCCGATTTCTTGGTTGAAATTCTCTACCGAAGCTGCGGCGCTCTCGCCCGTGACCTGAAAGCCGTTACGAAGGGTGAGTGCGCAGACGGTCAGCGTCGTGCCGGGGAACACATGGTAGTCCTCAGACACGATTTGGGCATCAATATGCTCGGGCGTGAGCCGGGGCGCGTTCAGGCCCTTGCGCTGGATTTCGGATTCGATTTGCTGTTCGTCTTTCGACATAGCCGTCTTCCTCTTCGGGTGGCGTTGAAACGACAAAGGCCACCGCCCGGTTAAGGACGATGGCCTGTTATGCGATGGCCGGGGTTGACACCGGCTGGATAAATAACCGGACTATTGGCCGATGAACGTTGGGCGCAGCCTACCGGCTATTGCGAGCATTTCCGATTATCAGTCGAACGCTTCAACCCCACTCGCGCTGGATTGCAAGCCCAGCACTCGCCCATTTCTGGCTGTTCATCGTATCTAGCCGGTGATCAGTCGGCCTGATGCTGCACCTTAGCGTTATCGGCATTCCGATATCGAAACTCAGACAGGCCGTTCGTCTCGCATTTGGTCGGGAAGAGGCAGACGTTGGCGCTCGTCTTTATCGTGCCTGAAGCTCGCCCGCTAAGGCTGGCCGCTTCCCGATCTTGACGCCGGGGAGGCTAAAGCGCCTCACGCACAACCGTGCTCCCGAGCGATTTCGTTGCCCGTTCGGGCGAATTGGTGGGGCAGGTATTCTAAGGACGGTAGCGAACCGCGCAAATACTGACCTGTATCGCTTCCCCAACGGCATCTATTGGTCTTTCACAAACTCTGCCGTAGCGACCTTGGCGAATCTTAAAACCACACCAAAACCAAAGCTTTCGGGTGCAGAGTTTTCCGCCCCATCGAGCGAATTGGTGCCTGCCTGAAATTCCATCATGGAAGCCAGACAGGACTTGTCCTCTGCATGACCTATCCGTGTCTTTCAACGGACTTTCTGGCTGAACCCAGGACTATCGGCACATGCAGAGTGTTCTTATCGCCAAAAATCGGCTTAACCAAATCAATGCCGCAACACGATCTTCATGTCTATAGCCGCCGCGTGAAAAAATACGGAAGACCGGTTGTCCGTCACCAGAACCTCCCGACCGTCACCGTCGAACAATATCCAGATCGGTCCACCGCATATCGTGCCTTCGCGGACATATCCAACGGGTTGCGGCTCGCACTCTTCCGGGGCTTCTCTGGCTTCCGTCATAGTAGCCCCTCACGCGCCAGCTTTTCGCGGCGTAGCGCCTCACGGCGCGCATTCCCCTCCGTCAGTCTTTCGCGGAGGGAGACCAGCTCAGGACTTTGTGGGTCATGCACCGGTTTTGCATCACTTGCCATCCAATGATTGCTGCGACCTCGTTTCGCGCAAATGTTGGACGTTACATGTGATTGATCGTTTTCTGCCGCACTTTCGGACGAAGGTAAATCCCCGTTGTCAAGCCGTAAAATGAACAATCGGTTCAAATTGTCTGCAATATGTTGACAATAGGCCGTAATCTCCCGCCTCAAAAATCGCTCGTTCATGTCATTTTCTGACGCAAGTCCTGCGATTTTCATACCGCGACGGACTTTTACCCATGACCAAGCGTATAAAAGCTTGCGCTCCGGCTCTCCCAAATAGCTATTGATCCACCCGAAGCACTCATTCATACGGTCGATTGCGGCCCCGGTCGGCGCGCGGGGAACGCGGATCGGCTCCGCATTCTCTTCATCGTAGCGGCGCACCACCTCCGGCATAGCGCTTCCATATGCCTTAGGCCCCTTGTCTGCGGGAAGCTTGCGCAACGTGTCTGCCATTTCGATCACACGGCCTTCGACGGCCTTCCAATGCCATGCGGCGTATTCTGTCATCACGATCTCTCAGAAAGGCGTTGGAGGAGAAGGACGCGGATCACGTAAGCCTTAGGGATGCCGCAGGCCATGCCGTGGGCCGTTGCCCGCAAGGCCCCGATATCGATGCAGTCAAAATCGGAAAGCAATGTCGGGGATTTCATCAGCCATTCATTATGCGCAAGGACTTCAGACGTGGCCCAGATAACATCTGCATACAGGTGCATGGCGTTCGCATCCGTCCCGGTCAGGAGCGCCAGAACGAGTTTAAGATGAGCTTCGCCATGGGCCTTTCCTACGTCTCTCACCGTGGGCTTGCAGAAGCAGAAGCGGGGCTTGCGGCTGGCGGGGCTATGCAGGTGCCCCGCGAGAAGCGTAACGCCGCAGTCACGGGCGGCGCGATAGATATTCACCTTGTGGTCAGTCACGGTTTCTCCCTTTCTATCGGTCGGCTAGTCCCGGTGTGATTTCTTCTCGTGGTGATATGAAAGCGAACGGATGCGCTTCTTGTCGATAAAGGCTTGAGCCTTAACGTCGCCACGTCGCGCCTTGGCCTTGTTTACCATATAAATCGCAGCGGAGTGATGCCGGCCAATTATTTTCCCGATGTTGTCCATGCTCAAGCCGCTGGCGTTTTTGAGCGCGAAAATAAGCTCCTCGCGGGCGAACAAAACCGCTTCATTTCGGCTATTGCTGACCACATCGTCAAACGTGATGCCGTATTTCTCAGCCTTATGGTAAAGCCACTTTCGCCAGTCGCAGAATGCCCCGATAAACTGGCCGCTGTCTTTCACATGCTGGTCGAAATGCGTTTCACACTGCTCCCATTCCGGCTTTACGCGCGCCGCCCACGGAACCATCATCACGACACGTCCCCGTGATTTTTCTTCATTGATCCATTGAACCTGTCTCGCCTTTCTTTCGGCTCTCGCCCTTGCCGCCTCGTAAAGTGCGGCTTGCGTCGGCGTCATGTTTTGATTTGCTTGCATTGTCCTTTTCCCTTTGCAGTTTGTTTTCCCATTGACGCTTGGAATTCAGAATTGACGTGTGATCGCGCCCCCCCATCCACCTACCGAGCATCGTTGATGAAATGTCTGGGCGCTCGGCTAGAATGGAATGAACGATATGGTGGCGCGGCCAATAGATATTTGCCGTCCTGCGGCTCCCCTTGATGTCAGCCAGCGTAATGCCTGGATATGCCTTGAGAACGCCCCTAGCAATCTGATCCATCGTCCGCAGGCATTCACTCTGCCCACCAGCGAAGCCTATCCCGTATGGCGTATAGTCGCTATGCGGCTTGATTGAGAATGATACCGACGTTGCGAATGATGCAAAGTCGAATGCGTACTCTTTCGGCTTATCTGCATCACTGACGCGCGCTTCCACATTCCCGTTAGCTGCGCGCCTAGCGGCTTCGTTTCGCCGTCTGGCTCGCTCTTGTGCAGCTTTATGCGCATTTAGCTGTGACTGCGTGTAAACTGGGGTGGCGGGCACTTCGCCATCTCCTCATACTTATGTTTCGTTGTCGGGCATTGATGAGACCACATATCCGGGGCGATGTTGATGCCTTTGTATTGCATGTCGCGTAGCCATAGTGATTGTGCTGGTGTCATTCTCCCGCCTCCATCTTGGCAAGAGCGGCGCGGGTGACGTTTTCCTTGCGCTTGACAGTGACGACAAATTGCTCATCGCCTCCTCCAAAGCTTACTTCTGATGCAAAGCCTTCAGCCGGCATTTTCCCGTCGAATGCGTAAGATACAAGCGTCTGCCAAAAATCGCTTGTGGCATCCACCGTATCCAATGCTACGTTCTGGTCTTTGCCAAACCGCGCCAAAACAATGCGGTTGGACAATGGAGCGTGTCTTATTTTTACGGATGTCAGCTTCATTCCATTTCCTCCAGCTTCGCCAGCGCCTGCCGGCCCTTGTCGGTGATCTGCGCGACGTGCGCGTAGTGGGTCGGGATCATCCACCCTGCTTGCTTGGCCTTTAGGAAGACCTCAGACGTGAAGCTGATGAACGTGCGCCCGGTTGGGTTCATCGCCGCAGCGCGGAGATAGGGTAGATCACGGGCGGCGGGTTTCATGCTGCAATCTCCTCATGGAATTGATTGACTGCATATTCTCCCCACTGGTCGGCCATGGCTGCGGCAATTCCCGTGAAGAACCTGCTCCGCTCTTTCCGTCGATCCGGGCCGGGGGGCATGCGGTGAACGCGCGCCTCACGCCCTTCAACAATGTTCGTTGGCGTGAGCGCCGGGAGACCACGAAGCCAAAAGCAAGTGCGCTTTACCTCTCCATGGCCAAACTGCCAAGGCTGCACAGATTGCGCCGGTTCATTGTAGTTTTCGATCAACGCCTTTGCATGGCGATGCATGACGGGGTTCTCAACGCACACGCGGTCAATCGGCGCATTCCAGAAAGCCGAAAACAGTTCAGCCCCTTCTCGAAGCTCATCATGCATCTGATCAACAGTCTTGCCGGGCGGCGGGACAGACAGCCACCGAACACCGCTATTGCAAAGCCGTGTGCATGGCGGATGCGCCACGATGAGCATGTCCCATCCATCATTCAGGATATCGCGCGCATCACCAGTGATATGGCGGTTGCTTCCATCTTCCGCCGGCAACAGGTCGCACGACCATGCATCATGCCCTCTGTCAAGAAATGCATTGCGTACAGTCCCCGAAAATTCGCACGCCACAAGAACACGAAGTTCTCTCGTCAGTGATTTTCGCGGATTAGCAAAAGGGATAGATAACTGGCTCATGCGCTCACCTTCCTTTCGACCAATACAGGCTTTGTCTTGCCGCGCTGCTTGACCGTGGGCGGCAGGTTAAACAGTGCGTCTGCCTTGCTCATCGCTTCCTCCGCTGCAAATCGCATCCCGCTTATCGGGCTGTTTAGGTATGCAACAAACGCATCGCCAGCGGCCTTATATGCCTCGTGATGCGTGGCGAAAATTATATCGTGCCGCCCAGATCGCAAAACGAAGTTATCGGATCGATGCACCATGCGATAGTAGGCGATGAAGCCGCCTTTCGCGGGGATGGCCCCGAAGCTGAACTTATTTGACATCGTTGATATCCATGTATGCGCCTATGATTTCCGCCGCAACCTGCGGGACGATGGCGTTGCCATAGGCGCGCAGCTTTCCCACTCTGCCGGGAACCCCATGAGCCAGCAGACGAATTCCGGGTTCAACGCGCCGGGCTTTCCCGTCTGCGCCGACGATGAACTCTGCTCCTGACCATGCAGTGCTATTCCGCCGACCTGCTTCCGAAGCTCCGTGCGCCTGCAATCCGGTTCCGGAAGATAGATATTCCCCTTGCCGTCCGAAGCCTTCGGTGTCGCCCAGAGCGCCACCGCCGTTGAGGGGAGATCGTCCAGCCGACCTTTTCTCTTCAGTTCGGCCATCACTCCCGCAGGGGTTCTCTGCCCCTTGTCCCCGTCCACAGCTCTCGGTGTTGGCCAGAATGAGACCCCCTCGACCATCCTGACGGTCTGAGAAAGGTCCACTTGCAGCTTCTTTCCCTTGTGATATGGCGTGTTGCCCCTCCATTCGTCCGCGCAGGCTATCGACCTCCCGCCGTTTGGGAGTGTCGGGGTGGGCCACAAACCAGAGGCGATCTCTTCTGTGGGGCGCGTCGACGGCACAAGCCGGGACAACAGCCGCCCCGCAGGCGTAGCCGATACTTTCCAAGTCAGATTGCACTCCGTCGAGCCAATCTTTTCCAACCGCAGCCGCAACTTGCTCTCCCATGACGACAGCGGGCCGTCTGGCACGGATGAGTGCGAAGAAGACCGGCCAGAGATGCCTTTCGTCGGCTTTACCTTCGCCTTTCCCTGCGACACTGAACGGCTGGCATGGGCAACTTCCTGTCCAAACAGGTCGGTCATCGGGCCATCCTGCGAGACGCAAGGCATATGACCACCCTCCGATCCCGGCGAAGAAATGGCACTGTGTGTATCCTTTAAGGTCGTCTGGATGGACATCAACAATACTCCGTTCATCAACGTCGCCTGGCGCGATATGACCAGCAGCGATTAGGTTTCTCAGCCATTGCGCGGCGTATGGATCTATTTCATTAAAGTAAGCCAGCGGTCTGCCCACCATCTTTTCTCCTGCGTTTTGCGTTTCTGGCGTGCATGTTTATGCAAGTCCGGCATTGTCGCGCGCCGGACTTCGAGATGAATAGATTTTGTCCACTGAAAGGATGGCCGCGTTTGCAGAATAGCTTCGCGGCGTTCCTGCCCATTACCGTGTCGCTGACCCGCATATTCTCGCGGTGCGTCACGGCGCGCAGATGATCAGGGTTAACGCAGCCGCGATTACGGCATACGTGATCAATCTCGCGGCCTTCAGGGATGGGGCCGCAGAACAGTCGGTACGCGATCCGGTGTGCCTGCTCGACGCGCTGGCCGTTCCACATGTTTCCGTAGCCGGTCGGCTGCTTGCATGCCGTCCAGTTCCAGCAGCCCGTGTCTTCATCGGCGATAAATTTCGCTCTAAATCGCTGTTCAACTGTCATCCGAAAAGGTCCTCCGCGTCGTTCGCGATTTCATTGAAATATGCACCCCTTCAAAACATCATCCTCTCTTCGTCGTCCTCTTCGCATTTGTAGCGCGTATACCGCGCCTCAAATTGCATTCTCTCACGTATCGATGGGTCACCGAACCGCAACTTGATAGCGCCGATTTCCGCCACTGTCTTGATAGCGTCTTCATCCCCGAATTCCGCGAAGATCGCATTGATCTGTCCGCGTTCCCGGTCGCTGGACGCCGTGTCCAGAAGGTCTTTTTTGTACTTCGCGGGGCGATAGAGGTAAATCATCCCGTCATAATCTTCTTTTGCGCCCTCGCCACCGTACACGTCTTTCCCGATGGGACGTGGGTTCATGCGCCGCGTGCCTTCCGTGTTACGCTGGTTCAGCATGAGAACGGCGCTCTGCTGTTCATCCGCGAATGACTTCCATTCCACGTTGATCTCGCCGGCAATCTTGTCAGGCGACATACGGTCATCGCGGGGCCGGATTTTCTTGATATGGTCGATCACGACAAGCGGCGTCTTGCTGTATTTCGCCCGGTATTTCGTGATGAACTGTTTTGCGTAGTTCATGAGGCGCGCATTCCCCTCGCGCTGGCAACGGATGATATCCAGAGGAAGAGAATTGATCCAGACAGCGAATTCAAGGGCAGTATCCCGTTCATGCTGGCTCATGCCGCGCTCTGGCGTCTTCTGCTGCGCCGTACTGATCCCCTTGTTCTGCGCGACCATCTGGGCAACGCATTGCGATGCAGATTGGTCATAGGAAAGGAATAGAACCGGGTGACCCGTTGTGATTGCATGGAAGATGATTTGCAGCGTTAAACTGGTTTTTCCTTCGCCTGACGACGAAAGAAGGCCATACAGGTTTCCCGCTTCGAACACAGTTTCGTTCAGGACTTTCTGCAAGGCAACAAGGCCGATAGAAACACCATTGACGCCAGTGGCCCCCGCGCTGGCACTGTAGCGCTCGATATAAGCGTCTCCGGGCCTTTGCCTCTCCGTTGCCTTGGCGCTCTCAGCGGCGTTTACAAGCCGCGTAGATAGCTTTCCGATGGCATCGATGAAGCCTGCCTCATGCCAGCGATTATATGCTTCGTTTGCCACTTCGTCCGACACATAAATCGCCTCACGGGCGGCGTGAGCGGCGACAATGCTCTCCGCGATGAATGGGGCCTGTGCAATAGACACCGTGCCCATGGACAGCCTAGCAAGGTACTGCGCCGCGCTCATGTCGCCCGAAACCATCTGTCCCTTTGGCAAGTACGGCATGAGCGTAATTGGGTTTACCGGCTTGCCATGCGCGGCTAAGTCAATGACCCCCGCGAAAATGTCGCGGTGGATCGGCTCGTAGAAGTGTTCCGCCATCAGATTGACGCGGGACATGACCGCGCCAAGGACGGCATTGTTGACCATAACCGCGCCGAGGACGGCTTGTTCTGCTTCGATGTTCCCCGGCAGGTCGCGCCGCTGATCAGCAGTGAAGTTTTGGTGCGCGTTCATTGGTTAACAGCCCCGAAAAGCAATGCAGGTTCGTCACGGTCAAGCTCTTTGATATTTTTCACGGCCTGCCGGAAGTACGACGGCTTTAGCTCAAACCCGACGCCCTTGCGACCCATCTTAACGGCAGAGTAAACCTCGCTTCCTATCCCAAGAAACGGCGTCAAGACAGTCTCGCCCGGCAAAGACCACAGGCTAAGGCAACGCTCGATAACGTCGAGTTGAAGCGGAGAAATGTGCTGTTCATCCTTCTCGTCGCGACCACCGCGATATTGAAGAGTGTTCGTCTGGTCAATATCAGACCATACCGGGGATGCATATCGCTGCCAGATGAGGATGGACCGCCATTTGTCGAACGGCCACGCGCTCTTTCCTTCGGCTTCGACCTGCTTTCTGTGGCGGTCATACGCTTCACGGCTTACGTCTAAGCTATCATCACCAGACCACAGCTCGAACATGCCAGATACGGCCTTTTCGTTATCCCCCGGCTTGCGGAAACTGACGATGTAGTCAGCAAGGCCCATGCCGCTGATCGTGCTGTCCTTCTCGATCTGCTTGTGGAGTAGACGAATTGATTTCGTGCGTTGCTGCGCGACAACAGGGTCTTTCCAAATGCAAACCTCGGAATGGAAAATCCATCCTGCGTCCTCGTATGCCCGTACAATCTCACCTCGAAAGTCCCTCATGCCGATGAACCCATGACGTGTCTTGCTAGTAGGCAACTGCATGCAATGAACGCTATGGACGCGGCCCGGCTTCGTAACTCGTAGGAGTTCCGAAATCAGAAATCCATAGTGCGACCAGAAGCTTTCTCCGTCGTTGTTTGATATGTCGCGGTCGTAGTTGCTGAACCTATAAAGTCCTTCGAATGGAGGAGAGTGAATGCCGAAATGGACGCTGTCTCCTGGGACTTCTCTGATCAACTCGCAAGCATCTCCTTCATAGATTGCGTATCGATCCGTAACGACTTGGTTAACGCAATTGATTGTCATGCGGCATTCTCCCCTACCCATTTGGGCATTATCATCGGAATGGTTGGGTTATAGTCTGGTTTGTCGCGAACGGAACCGCGTATCTCTGCGCTAGAAAGATCGGCCATGTGCATCACCATGGAAGCGGCCATTCGATCCGCGTCGGCCTCCTTGCGCCTGATGTTCGCCACGGTTGCGCCTTCCATTTCTGACGCGATGAAGTGGACGTTGACCGGCTTAGTCTGCCCAAACCGCCAGAAGCGGCGCACGGCCTGATATACTTGTTCGAAACTGTCGTTAAGGCCGACAAATCCTGTATCTGCGCAATGTTGCCAATTCATGCCAAATCCAGCGATAGATGGCTTTGTGATCATGACCCGAGTGCGTCCTTCTGAAAAATCAACCAGCTTTCGGCGCTTGTCATCATCTTTGTCAGACCCCTGTAAATTCACTGCCCCATGTATTGCCTTCGACAACGCATCCGCCTCACTGTTGAGATTGCACCACCACACGAATGGGCGATCTTTTGGGGTGATGGATGCCGCCAACGCAACGCGCTCATCCACGCTATCCCTACGGGCAGATATGCGCTCTTGCAAAGTCCTAGCCTCCATTGGGAATAGAAGCCCGGTGTCCATGCTCGGTGCGTAGTCAACGCTGACCGTGTGTTGAACGTAATTCAGTGGTGGCAGGTCGTACCCATCGTTCGGATATCCAAGATCAGAAGGATTGCGTAGCATGACAGACCACGACGCCATCCACTTCCAAAACTCAGTTTCAGCGTGCCCTTTCAGACGCCATTTTTGTGTGTCGCCGCCGTCATGGGTAAAGAACGTTGCCAGCATATCGGTGTATGACATGACGCTTAGAAATTCCGCATGGTTCCCGAGTTCCATAAAGTCATTCGGGGCTGGCGTAGCCGTAGCAGCAAGACGAAAAGGAATAGACGCGCACTCATTGATCAATCGCGTCCTATATTTCCCGTCAGTGCTTTTGAGGATGGAGCTTTCATCAAGAACTGCCCCGCCGAACTTGGATAGGTCAAAATGATCCATCTTTTGATAGTTGGTGACGCCGATGCCCTCGTCTGGGTGAAACGAAACAAGCTTGGCGCGAATGCCGAACTTCTCAGCTTCTGACATATGCTGCTCCGCGACGGCAAGAGGGGCGAAAAGGATAACTGGCTTGCCTGTATGGGCGTTGACTTTTTCTGCCCATGATAATTCCATAAGCGTCTTGCCAAGACCCGTGCCTGCGAAGATAGCAGCACGTCCTCTCTTCAATGCCCATTTCACAATATCGCATTGATGGGGCTTAAGAACATTCCGAAGTTCAAGCTCTTGGGAAATGCCCGTCATTGGGTCGTTGATCTTCTTTTTCTCAAGAAATAACTGATATGCGTCCGTTGTCATTCTATAGCCTTCCGTCTCGCCAGCTCCTTCGCCGCGCCCGTGCGCAACGACATGAAACGCTTTTGCATCCATCCGATTTCCAGCACGTTGCACCAATGCCAGCAGGCCGAAATGCATACTGCTTCCGCAGCGTCCTTTTTGTCTTTCTTGCGCGTAGGCAGGACGATTTTCTCCCGCTCGCACGACTTGATAGCCACGTCTTTCCAGTCCTTCCCAGGTTCAGGCTTGTTGCCTTTGCCGTGGTATTTCGAGTGCCATGACGTGGCGCTGATCGTGCCGCACGGGACTTTCATGTTCATACAAACCCCGATGGCGGCGGCGGCGATCCCGGTAAGCTGCAACGCGGCTGGGTTAATCGTCTTCGTCATTTCAGTTCTGCCGGTCTGGGGGTTTACCTTGACCTTGGCGAACTCTGCAACGCGGTGTTGCGGCTCTTCGATGCATACGAAATCAGGCTGGTGTTCTTTGATGAGCCGGTAGACCATGTTAGCGGTAATCGCGTACTTCGTCTCCCATCCCACATCATTGCCGTCATCATCCTCTGAAACGTTAAATACGCCGCATTTTATCGCCGCTGGCGAGCGCCAGCTATATCGAACGGCCCAGCCACTGTTGGACGCGAGATCGAGCCCTAGAACGACAATACAGCCGCAAGAGCGCGCCTCCGAAAGATCACCCTCCGCGACATATGCGTCTTTCCCGCATGAGCATTCGCAAAGCCATTGTCCGCGATCCTCGGAAATCAGTTTCAACCGACCATTGGTCGCGCCGGGGTAATATCTTGGTAGCTTCATGATGGATACTCGGCGGGAATGATGGAGTAGAAGTTTTCACGGGTGCCGTTTTTGTGCGCTTTTATGAAATAGCCGAACGGTTCAATCTTGGCTTTCATGCGCCGGAAAACTGTGTGAGCGGTGACGGTGTTGCGTCTGTCCCCACCGAACGGACCGTGAAGAACGACGCCCATTTTCTGATAGGACAGCCCCGGCTCGCCGCCCGATAAGAGCGCATCAAACAAAAGCGCCTCTTGTGGCGAAAGCCCTCCCCTCACCTTCGCAGGTTCAGGCACATGGCCCATGTGATGCCCGCATGTCGGGCATGTGATTTTCAGCATGTCGCTTCCCTCGGAGAGTTGCAGCGCCAGCGAAATAGCTAGCGCCGCTATTCATGTCAGAACGGGTCTTGACCGTACTCGGAAGCGCTGGCCTCTTCCTTGTTCGCCGCATCATCGATACGGGCGAGAATGTCGGGAATGTTCGTATCGTATTCCGACTTGCCAGCGTCGAAGCTTTCCAGCCAGATTTTATCGTCGGAACTGCCAGCGTCATATCCAGACACGCGGTCAAGGCCATTCAGGCCAGCATGGAAGCCTTTGGCGCGTACCATGCCTTCGTGATCGACGCGATCCGCCTGCTTGAGCAAATCTCCGCCACGGGTATCCGGGATGAGGCCAAGCCATTGAAGGTTTTCGGCCTCGCTCAAATGCTTGTCCACCGGCTTTTGCGTGTCTTCCGCCATGAACGATTTCAGGTAGTGGTCAAGTTTCTGGGCCGGGAAACCCGACGCCTTTGCGTTCTGGCGGTTCGACTTTTTCTGCTCGTTCAGTTCGCGAACCTTCGCCGCTAGGTCGCGGTCGATACGGTGGTAATAGCCGAACAATACCCTGCGGTCACGCGCGGCCTTTTCGCTGTTGTCTCCGATAGTCGTCATTCTTGGTTCCTTTTCTGATGAGCCGTTCGGCGTTGGTCAGTCCATCTGCTGGCGCGCGAGTTCAGCGTAAGGGTCGTACTCGCGACCGATACGGAACTCGTAGATGCCGGGTTCGAACGAAATCGTTTCGTGCGTGTCGTGACCACGCTCGTGAACAAGCTCAGCGGCTGCCTCAAGGTTGGCGTAGAGAATACGCATGCCATCGGGCGTTTTTGTGCTGATAAAAACACGTGGTTCCTCAGCAATGAGAACATGATCATGGTGCGTTTCTGACTTCCCGATGATCCACTTGCCGCGTTCCTTTTCTAGAGGCTGAACGTGCGAGGGGATCTCAGAAATCTTTCGAATAGAAATCTCACCCTGAGCTGCTGATATTGAGAACGTCTTCATGCCTGTCGTCCTTTCATTTCTGATCTTGAACGCCTGTTCCCAGCTTGGACCTTTTGTGTTGTCCAACGACAGTTCCCAGGATCGTAGTTTCCGTTGTTATTGATGCGGTCGATTGACAAGTCTTCCGCGTACCCATTCTCAAGGGACCACTTCTGAAATGTCTCAAAGTCACTCCACTCGTCGCAAAGGCATATCCCTCTGCCGCCGTAGTATGCGTATCGACTTGCCTTGCTATTTCCGGTACGGTCTTTCATTGCTTGCCAAATACGGTAAAGGCGCGTGCCAGAAGCGCCGTGAGTTGCCCTCGTCTTCGGCATTTCTTCTCTCCAGCAACCGCAGCTTTGAACAAATCCACGCTTCAGATCTGCACCACGGGCTTCTTTTTCAGTCCCGCATTCGCACTGGCATCTCCACCACCTTGCCCCGTCACATTTGGGTTCAGACATCCCAACAACAGACAACCTTCCAAATTGTCGCCCCATCAAATCAAGTGGCCTCATGTCCTGACCTCAGGTTTGACAAATTCATGGAGTTCAAGGCCGCTCATCCACGCCTGCGCCTCCATGGCTGTTTTGATGGTTGGTGGAACGCCAACGGCGAATTCTCGCCCTGTCCCGCATTGGACGCGAGAGAAGCGAGCCGGAACGTCAAGGTCAGGAAGCTTGACTTCAACCAACGTTCCGATCTGCGGATCTCCGTCAGCGTCAATCACTTTGGCGTCGAGTTCTCGCAGGATCTTGGCCCATCCGACGATCTCAATAGCCACTCGACGCTGCTCAAGGTTTTCCCAAGTCAACGCGATCTTAGGCGTGATGCCGGATTTATCGTTGATCCATTCAGCCGGGATAGTGACGCCATGCCACGAATACATTTCGTAGCCATCGGCAAATGCCAGAGATGGGCCGGTCTCATTGTGAAGGCGCGCCTCATCATCTTTCTTGATGATCGTCGGGCGGTCACTGACAAAGGCAATACCCTTGTACGCGTACATCCATCCGCATGACTTCGAAAACTCGACGTAGGCGTCAAGGTGATCCTGCTTTTGATACGGCACGCCAATATGCTGGCCGAACTTGTAGAAAGCCACCCAGTATGCGTCCTGCCCTCCCCAGAAATAAGTACCTACGAATTTGGCATTGTCCCAGAGGTTGTCCCAGAGGTTGTCCCTGAGGTTGGCCCTGAGGTTGGCCCCGAGGTTGTCCCAGAGGTTGTCCCTGAGGTTGGCCCCGAGGTTGTCCCAGAGGTTGTCCCTGAGGTTGGCCCCGAGGTTGGCCCCGAGGTTGTCCCCGAGGTTGGCACCGAGGTTGTCCCTGAGGTTGGCACCGAGGTTGTCCCTGAGGTTGGCCTCAATCGCCGCGCCAGCCTTGAAACGCCGAAAGAAATTGATCGCCATGATGCACTGCCATGGGCTATCGAAGTGCATAACGGATGGCTCTTCCTCACCAGCGGCGGCATACAGAGCCTTTACGGCCTTGGTGGCGCGGTCACGGTCAACGCGTTCGGTCGAAAGGCCAACTTGAAGCCATTCCTCCCGGAAGATCGGGAGATATGCTTCCTGCCCAGGCGTGAGTTTTTCGATTTTAGCCATTATTTCAGTTCTCCCTTGCCGTCTCCGGCGTTATAGACACGTCGCATTCGTCGCAGTGTTTTTCGATAATTTCCCCAGCGGTCAATGCGCGTCGGCAGTGAGGACAACGAAGATAGGAGACGCCGTTAGTGCTTCGAAGCCGGTTGTCATGTGCCGCCATTACCCGCCTCTTTTACGTCATAGGTAGGCCACGGTGCCCATGCGATCGGATCGGTTCCACGGTTGAAACCGGACCATCGGTCGCCTTCGAGAACTTCGCCTGACTTCGTGTAGATCGGCGGTATCCATTACGATTGCGACACAAGCCCTTCCGGGTGCACCGCCAGGATGTTGTCACGAACGAACGTCTCGACTTCCATTTCTTTCTTTCCCGTCTTGGTCGGGACATGACTGGTTTTCTTCACCATTTTCCCGCGCGGGGCGGCGGTGATATCGTGGTTCCATTCCATTCCATTCTCCCGAAATTAACGATGCAGATCGTCACGGTGGCCCGATCTGGCCTTAGCGACGGCGGCGACGAAACACATGCCTACGGTGGCGAAAACAGCGCCAGAAACGAAAATCATAACCATCATCATTGTTCGTCACGCGCCCCTACCGTTCTCATCCCATGTGCCGCAAAAATCTTGTCAGCAGCATATGCGAAACCTTTCCGCCTGACCTTGATGGCGGGTTGTTCACCGCCATCCTTCCATATCGTCATGCGGCCCTGATATTTCTTCACCCGGTAGCCGATACTCAGCAGCGCATATTCGATGCCGTGAACCGTGGCTGACATGCCGACTGGGAAAACTCGAATTTCTCCGCCAGCTTCCAAATACTGGCACTTCATGGCTTCAATTTCATGCTTCTCAGTCGTCATTGCGATCCCCAAGGAGCGCAACAGCGATCACAAACCCAAAGCATGCGCCGAGCGTGGCGGATGATAACGCGATGAAAATGGTCATGGATTATTCTTCCATCGATTTTGTCACGGCCATACCGGCCTCTGCTTTGTCAAGCCACTCAACCATGCGCTGGAACGTCTTGATGTTGAACCCAACATCTTGGTTCTCAACTCGGCTGAGAAACTTGCTGTCGTTAACAGCCGCTATCGACATGGCTGAAAAGCTTGTCTTCGCAGCCTTGCGATACGCCTCTGCCCTATCGATCAGAGAACGCCTGATTTCAATCTCGGTTATGATTTTCTTGTCTGTCATCATGCACCTACCATCGGGATAAATTCCTCACTTGTCAAGGGTAAATTCCCTCCGAAATCATCAATTCGTATGGACATACGTTGTCCATATGATTTTCCAATTCATATGGACATACGTTGTCCGTCCTTACGCGTGCGCGCGCGCGGCGTATATACTTCATGGGGTTCCACCCCATACCCCGCAAGGAACTTCGTCCCTTGACCCATAGCTACGGCTTCGCCGCCGCCGTAACCATACTTCGTACTCATCGCCATCATCACGGCTTGTGGATACTCTAAGTTTTTTGCTCTAGAGAAAATCATCTAATAAAAATCCCACTCAAGTCGGACGGTATCGAAAGTCTGATTTTTCTGCCTTTGACCATCTTCCCGTTTTTTTCTATCCACGTCTCCTCGGCAATTATTAGCCCCATATCTTTCATGGCCCGTATGTCACGCGATATCGTCTTGACGCTGCACCCTCCAGCCTCAATAGCCATTTCTTCATCAGTAGAAATGATCTGGCACGACGACATATCAAAAACCGCGTCTATGATCGCCATGATCCTGAAACCTCCGCCGTTTCTGGTTATGACTTGCATCGCGATGTATCGCCATTCGTTCACCTGGCCCCTTCGCTCGTCTACGGTCCTCATCCATCTTTCAGGGAAAAGGGATGAACCTTTCCCATCGAAAGATTTCCGTTTCCCCGTCAGTCTCTCATTGGCATCGATTATCGTCATGCCGCATCACTACGGGAGGCGTCCCTAAAAATCAACAGAAATTCGGAATTAATCCCTTGCAAATGGAATTTTTCCCTTGTACGTTCAATTCATCAACACCGCCAAGCGCTGGTTCGCCAAAGTTCGCAAGCGGGGAGTTGGCAACAGGAATAGAGGGAAAACAATGACTATCAACATCAACGATCTCACCATCGGGCAAGCACGACAGCTTGCATCGATCATGAATGCAACATACTCGACCGATGCTGCTGTGGGCGGTGAAGCGGCTCAGTCCCCGGGCAGCAATCATCCGTCGTGTATCGACGCTCACTTCATCGGAAAGAAGGCGATCATTCGCACGTATTCCGCTGGTGTGTGGTTCGGCACGGTGGCCGAAAAGGATGGCAACGAGATCATCATCACCGATGCGCGCCGTCTGTGGTACTGGAAAGCCGCGAAGTCCATTTCTCTCAGCGCCGTCGCTAACTTCGGCGTTGACCAGAAGGTCAGCAAAATCACCGCGCCCGTCTCAAGCGTATGGCTTGAAGCTATCGAAATTATTCCGGCCACGGACGACGCAATCAAGAGCATCGAAGGAGCACCGCATGTCGATGCTCAATAAGCCTATTAGCGATGGCTCTGGCTCTGGCTATGGCTCTGGCTCTGGCTATGGCGATGGCTATGGCTCTGGCTATGGCTCTGGCTCTGGCTCTGGCTATGGCGATGGCGATGGCTCTGGCTATGGCTCTGGCTCTGGCTATGGCTCTGGCTCTGGCGATGGCGATGGCAATGGCAATGGCAATGGCAATGGCGATGGCGATGGCTCTGGCGATGGCTCTGGCTATGGCTCTGGCTCTGGCTATGGCTCTGGCTCTGGCTATGGCTCTGGCTCTGGCGATGGCGATGGCGATGGCGATGGCTGACCAAAGAACCGCTTACTTCACCGGCCCTTACGGGGGCCGGATTGGTAAACGAGTTCCACAATGGAGGGCATGAACATGGCAACCACCCGCAAGCACATGATCGAGGCCGACGAAGCGATGATAGTTATCGACCAGTACAATGGCAAGCGCTTCATCCGCGAGACGGCTTTCTTCGGAGAGTTCGGAAACTTCGATTTCATCAGCCATTACCTGCTGGATGAAACGGTCGAGGTACGTCGCATCAACACTATGACGTGGGAAAAGGCCGAGGATATCACCGACGACTGCGCTTACGCATGGCTGATGGAGGCTGATGCAGAATATGCGCTCGACTACGACGACCGTGACCAGTGCGAAAGCATCATGCCGCTGTACGTCAAGCAGTCCAAGGCATGGGCGCGCTGGATGGATGACCATCAGGCAGAGAAGCCGGTGAGCGTGTCTGCGATGTACGGCACGTATTCGACTGCCAACGGCCATGCAGCGTGAGGGTGAGGCTATGAGCGAAGTGAAGCACACGCCGGGGCCGTGGGGTCTAAGCGATGACGGGCAATGGCTACAGGCCAAAGGAGGAAAATCACCTATGATGGGTGGCCGGTACTTCAGCATATGCGTATCGGCCACATCGGAAGAAGACAAGCGTCTTATCCTCGCCGCTCCTGAATTGCTGGAAGTAGTTAAAGCTATAGCGTCATTCGACGGACGCAACAACAACGCTGCCCTTAAGCAAATGGCCAGAGACGCACTGGCGAAAGCCGAGGGCCGATCTTAACCGCCCATTAACTCCCGTCTGTCATGGTGTTCTCATCCAACAAACGGAGATAGCCATGACAAACGAATTCGACCACATCGCAGTAAAGCGCCGCCTTGATGAAGCGAATAGCCGCTACATGGCGGCGCTGAATGATTATCGCCGTACATCGTCGCGGATCATCGTCGTGATGACGGTCGCTGCTGTCGTTCTGGCCGCGCTGGCGGCGGCGCTTGTAAGGGCTGACAGCCACTACGCATTGCAGGACAAGATCAACCAGGAAAGAACCGTGAAATGGTAGAAAGCATTGGAGAAGTAGCCGGTCGCGTTGTCGGCGTGTGGGATTGGTGGGTTACGGCCCTCGCTGATCCGTCGCAGATCGGCGGTAAGTCAGCGCCTATCCATGAAGGCCACCCGCAGCAAGGGTTTTACCGGACGAAGCGCAAGGGCGGTCCATATGAGCCGGTTGCTATCTGGAAGGATGATGGCGGCGCATGGGTTGCGTTGCGTAGCGGACGCGAAGTCGATGCGGTCGATATCTGGACGTGGTGCTGCCGGAACCCCGTGTCGCGTGAAGCCTATGACGCGGCGGTAGAAACCGGGCGGTGGCCCGATGACGATGAAACCGTTTCGGCCCAGATCACGCCGCCGACCGTTGGCGACAACAGCGAAAAGGCTGATGAAACAGAAGAACTGAAAGACCAGATCGATGCGGCGCTTCTCGGCGTGGACAAGTACGCCACGATCAATGACGACGAAACGGCCAGCAAGGCGTTGTCACTTCGCAACCGGCTGAATGAGCTTTCGAACGCGGCGGAAAAGGTCCGCGTCAAGCAGAAGGACCCGCACCTTGAGGCTTGCAAGGCCGTCGATAAGAAATGGAACCCGCTGGTAAAGGGGGCGAAAGCTGGAGCCGTAAAAATCCGTGACGCAATCGACGCATGGGGAACGAAGAAGCTGGCCGATCAGCGCAAGAAAGAGCGCGAGGCAGAAGCGGCACGTATCGCCGCAGAACAGGCCCGTATCGCCACAGAGAGCGTCACAGAACGCGACGAAGGCAATCCCGCTGCGGTAGAGCCGGAAGAGGCGAAACGCGCGCCAGCGGAGCCGTCAGCGCAAGTTAAGGCCACATACGGCAAGTCTGCCAGCGTCAAGGCTGTGACCGTTGTCGATGAAGTGACGGACTGGCCCGCTCTGGCGGTTTATATGTCGTCGCACCCGGAATGCCGCGAACTGCTTCTCAAGCTGGCCCAGCGCGCCGTTGATGCGGGCCGCACGGTTCCGGGGATCACCACGAAGGAAGAGGCGAAAATCCGATGAAAATCACTGATGAAATGATCGAAGTGGCAAACAGAGCGGTTATCGAGAAGCGCGGGTATAAGTATCCCGGCTTGTTTACCGATGAAGAACTTCGCATCGGTCGGGAAAACATGAAGGTAGCCCTTGAAGCGGCGTTTGCCGCCGTTCCTGCGGAGCCGGTCACTCCGGCCATCCGGTCAGGAATGCAACTGATCATGAATGAACACGCACCGAAGGGAGAATAAAATGGCCTACGCATCCGTGAAATTCCGATGGCAGAAAGACGACAAGACATACGATTATGTCATCCCGGACGGCATGGACTTGTCGACCGGTGATCGCGTTGTGGTCGAAACTCGGCGCGGCGAAACGGAGGTGGAGATCGTCTCCATCAAAGACGAAAGCGAAATGGCAACCGCGACAATCGTGCGCAAAGCCGAACTGAAACAGCCGGAAGTGAAAGAGGAAATGGATTTCTGATGAACGCAATCACCACTGAAACGGCAAAGCCGTCGCTCATCGCGTCGATGGCGCAAAAGTTCAACATGGACCCGAAGGCATTCGAACAGACAGTTCGCGCCACGGTCATGCCAGCGAACCACACCACGGAACAGTTCGCGGCCCTGATGATGGTCGCGAAGGAATACGACCTCAACCCGTTGACGAAGGAAATCTATGCGTTTCCAGCGAAGGGCGGCGGCATCGTGCCGATCCTGTCCATTGACGGATGGACGAACCTCATCAACTCGAACCCGGCGTGCGACGGTTTCGAGTTCGACTTCGACCATGACGAAAAAGGCAACCTTATTTCATGCACCTGCCGCATGTACCGGAAGGACAGAAGCCGACCCGTCACTGTCACGGAATACCTGTCTGAATGCGTTCGGAACACGGAGCCGTGGAAGATGAAGCACCGCATGCTCCGCCACAAGGCGCTCATCCAGTGCGCCCGTTATGCGTTCAGCCTGAGCGGAATTTACGACGAAGACGAAGGCGCGAAAATCGCGGAGATGCGCGACGTGACGCCGGCCAAAACGCCGCCCGTTCCGCCCATGCCGCCGTCACCCGTTAAAGCAGACACCGCGGCCCATATAGAGATCGCAGACGCGGACGGCGTGATTATCGACGCCACGGTAGCGGAAAACGAAAACGCCGCCCACGACGTGGATACGTGGCCGGAAGACGACAACGAATTTTTCACCCGTCTGGAAGACGAAGTTTCGGTAGTGACCGATATGGAAAGCCTTGAGGAAGTCTGGGCCAATGCCGACCCCATGGCGCGGTTCGACGGCAAGCCGAACGGCGATACAAATCAGGGCATCGCGCTGGCGATCAAGCGGCGCGCAGCAAGTCGAATTCGCGCACAGGAGGCGAAGTGATGGCAGGTTCAGTTAACCGCGTATTTCTGATAGGCAATGTCGGGGCCGATCCCGAAATCAGACGGACACAATCCGGTGCGCCGATTGCCAACCTGCGCATTGCTACGTCCGAGACGTGGCGCGACAAGGCCAGCGGCGAACGTCGCGAAAAGACGGAATGGAACAGCGTAGTTGTGTTCAACGAAAACATCGTCAAAGTCGTTGAACAGTACGTCAAGAAGGGCGCGAAGCTGTACATTGAGGGGTCGCTACAGACAAGAAAATGGCAGGACAAGGACGGTAACGACCGCTACTCAACCGAGATCATTCTGCAAGGCTACAATTGCACCCTGACCATGCTTGATGGTCGCCGCGATGGTGATGGCGGCGGGAACGGTAGCGCTTCCCGTGGTGGCGGTTCATCGTCCAGCATGGGCGATGATATGGGTGACAACATTCCGTTCTGAAACACAGGGGAGATAGATGGCTAAGGCAGACGACAAACCAGCATTCAGAATGAAAATCGAAGGGGGCCGGTTAGTTCCGGCCTCTTCCTATGACCAAGAGCGTCTGGACAGTTACCGGAACGGCACCACTGTCATGGTAAAGTTCACGGAAGAGAAGAACCGGAAAGACGTGAGGCGCTGGTGGGCGATCCTCGGTCTTGTCATGAAGCAGTGCAAAACACCGTGGAAGAACAGCACGGAGGCGCATGAGGCCATCAAGCTGGCACTCGGCATCGTCAATCTGGGGAAGTCGGCCCATGGCAACATGATGCAATGGCCGCGCTCTCTGAATGACCTTGATGACGCGGAACTATCCGACGCTCTGGAGCAGATGATCGCGCTGCTTTCGCGCATTACCGGCGTTGACGTTTCGACGCTGAAACGTGAAGCGGCGGCAGAAGACGTAGATGTCGACACACCGGCACGAGAAGCCGTCACAGAAGCAGATGGCGGCAGCCCGGCCATAGATACCAAGGAAACCGGAAGCCGCGATTTACAAGCGGATGTAGACCGCGAAATGATGATCGAGTGTTGCCGGAAGCTTATGGCCATTCCCGTTTATGAAGACCTGGATGCACATGCGAAACGGCGCGCTCTGGTCGCGGCTAAGGACGGATGGAAAGACACCTTGCGGCCCGAACTGCACGACCAGCTAAAGGCGATCTTTCTTTCGGTCGATGCACAGATCAAGGCCGATCCGACTGTATTCCCGCGACTTAGGGAAAGCGATCTGGCGCACTTCGCGGAAATGTTTGAATGCGAAGTTGGTGATATAGGAGGCTGAAACTCCGTTTTGGCTAACCCATACTTGGCTGTCCACCGACGCATTAAGCAATTAGGACGAGAGAGAAGGAGACGAAATCGTGGCTGAAACGAGTATCTCGTGGACGGATTTTTCATTTAACCCGTGGATAGGATGCATGAAGGTCGGGCCGGGATGCGACCATTGCTACGCCGAAACGTGGGATGCGAGAGGTATGCAAGGAACGGCAACGCGATGGGGCCATGCAGCGGATAGAACCCGTACCGGCGTGCAGAACTGGAATAAGCCACGGGCTTGGAACCGCGCCGCCAGTTATGCCGGGGAGCGCCATCGTGTGTTTTGTGCATCGCTGGCCGATGTGTTCGACAATCACCCGTCGATCATTGACGATTGGCGGCATGAACTGGCTAGGCTGATAACCGCCACCCCATGCCTTGACTGGATGCTGTTGACAAAACGCATCGGCAACGCAAAGCGCTACCTAGACCTTATGTTCCCGCTGGGAATTCCACGGAATGTCTGGATCGGCGCTACGGTTGTCAATCGTGATGAAATGCTTCGCGACGGCCACAAGCTTATGGCGATAGACGCGAAAGTCAGGTTCTGGTCTGTCGAGCCTATGCTCGCCCCCCTTGGTGAGATACCGAGCGACATCATGCCGGAACTCATCATATGCGGCGGGGAAAGTGGCAAGGGAGCGCGGCCCATGCATCCAGACTGGGCGAGAGAGTTGCGTGACCAATGCGTGGCGGGCAAAAAAGCGTTCCATTTTAAACAATGGGGGGAGTGGAGTGCCGACGCGCTGCTGTATACATCCACAAAGGGTGAGTGCCCGCCGCCATCCATGAGAGTGGGGAAGAAAGCCGCCGGCCGATTACTTGACGGCAGAACATGGGACGAAATGCCATGACCGACGCCCTGCATGTTAATTCATGCGGGGCTTTTTTGTTATTGACACAGGAAGGTTGCCATGAAATCTTACATGCGGAATTACAGGCGGAAGAGAGCCGAATGAAAAAGACCAAACTGGAAGTTTTCCTAACAGATGAGCGCCGCAACTACCTGCGGGAAGAGGCGGCAAGGCTGCAAATCACCGTTGCCGAGCTAATACGCCGGTGGATTGACGAGAAGATGGGCGGCAAATGACGCATAGCGGATACAGAACGTTCAAGCAGAAAGACGCTGACCAACTCGATCTGGAAATGGATCGCCTCGTCGCAAAGATGGAACGGTTTGCGTCCGTCCACAAAGAGGCATCGGTAGATAAAGCTGCTGGCGTTGTCTTCGGCCTTCGCAACGTGGTTCGTGCCTACATGCACGAGAAAGACAGGGAGAAATCGAAATGACACGGGAAGATGATGATATTCGCCCCATACTGATTGCTTTTGAGAGGTCCCTTCCATCCACCATTACCCCTTTTGATGAAGGTGGTCGCTACGATATCGATGCAGAAGAAGGCACTCATCACCGCAATCCTGTCCGCATGGCATGGGTAAACGATCAAATCGCGAGGATGGAGAAGTGAGCGGCAAGCCTTCATTCACATGCGTTATATGCCAGCGCGAGATTTCCCCTGTATGGTGGGACAATGGTCGGCACAGAGAAATCGCTCCGGTATGCAAGAACTGCGAACGGAACTACGGCGCTACCCCGCCGACGCAAGGCGCATTTCGTGACCGGCGTATCGCCACACAGATAAGCGCTCTGGCCGCTGCGCTCGACCATGAAGCATACCGTCAAGCGCACCCGTGGAGATAGACATGACGCCCAGAGATTACGAAACATCACCCGTGAGTGACAGCCTGGATTTGCAAAGCGTCATTCGCGGTCTGTCTCAGGACTTGACCGACATGCGCGAGAAGAAAATCAGCGCGCAAGACGGCCTAGCGCGGGCAGCGGTTGCCAAGCAGCTTTTCAACGGCGTCCGTATTTATCTGCAAGCCATGCAGACGCTTGAACGCAGGGCGCGGAGTGTCGCCCAGATCGAAGGGGATGAGCCATGACCCGCCTAGACCGCATCATCTTCACGATATGCGCGTGGTGGCGTAACCGGCGGATGGCACGGGCTATGCCGGAACTGGACGAGATCAACCGGGCCGAACGTGAGGCGATACGCGCACACCGGCCTGTGAAGGAAATCAGGAAGCGTCGGCGCGATGCGATGACGCGGGCTTTGAAAGAGGGAAAATGATGGAGCGCGATTGGAAAGAAGCAAAGCCGAAGTGGGTTGTCGAAGCCGCACAGGCTGAAATGGCGACGTTGACGCGCCGCCTTGCGTTGCGCTGGCCGGATGAAGCCGCTGCACGTCTTGAACGGGCATGGTCGGCTCTGCATAAGGATCGCGGGTTTGTTTAACCCATTCCAAAGCAAAAAATGCACTTCCCCAGATAGCGGGCGATGCGTCAAAGTGTGCAGTCCAGACGCGCGGCGTCTGGCGCGGGTTTGGGCCGCGTAGGCCTCTTGACAAGTGAATACAAGGAACATAGGATATATACATGCAAAAGCGAACAACCGTATTTTTGTCTGAGCGCCAGATTAGTCTCCTCAAAGAGGAGGCTGAGGCGCTCGAAATGACCATGGCTGAACTTCTGAGAAGGATTGTTGATGAGCATTACCGAAACGGGAAGAAATAGGAGCGTCGTCTATTTCATTAAAAATCGATATGGAGAAGTGAAAATCGGCAAGGCAACAAACGTAAGTAAGCGCCTATCGCAATTGAAAATCGGCTCTCCACATGACCTTCATGTGTTCAGAACTATTCCAGGAGGAATTGCCGAGGAGAAATGGCTGCACAAGCACTTCAGCCATCTCAGAATACGTGGAGAGTGGTTTAAGTTTTCGGAAGAAATGGAAACAATCCTCCCGCCGGAAATTCACCTTTTCAAGGAAGCCAGCAACAAATCAGTTATCCTTGAAGAGTTCGGAGAGCGATGGATCATAATGAACCAAGATATCATCATGTCTATAGCCTGCAATAGGAAGCGCATTGGCGGTGATGGTTTGGCCATATTGCTGGCCCTGACGGTTGATGCAAAATTCAACAACGAATTCGCCGTTGTCAACCAAAGCGAGATGGCGGATCAACTGGGGATGAAGCGGAGTAACGTCAGCCGGTCGATCAAGCGCCTTGTTGAATTGGGCATCATCCTCGAGAAGAAGCCGGATCGCGGCGTTAGCAAGATGTATTGCCTCAATCCTGAATTTGCGTGGAAGGGCAAGGCTAAGGATCACGTGCCGGCCATGAACTCGAAAGTCAGCTACGAACTCAAGCGCCGCCTTGACGAACGGAAAGGGTCGTGAGCCATGAAACAGGCATGGAAGCTAGACTACAAGGAAATTTGTCACGCAATTGCGTCACACGTCATTGACGAGCATGAAGAGTTAGAAGGCGGCTATTTCAGGACGCACGTGGTCACGCCGAAAGATGGATCATCGTCCGGAATTTATGCCATCGTCATTTACGAAGGAAGTGAAGACGATGAAGCGCTGAAGCAGGAGGCCGACAAATGGCAATGCGTATCGTAAAGCCCGACAATGCCCCGCCAGCGCGCGTTAAGACAGAAAAGCGGCCAGACTACCTAGCGTGGCTTCACACGCTTCCTTGCGCCGTTACGGGCGGATTAGGGGTAGAAGCCGCACACCTGTCGTATTCCGCACCGCGCTACGGTCATTACGGCAGGGCAAGAGGGAAGAAAGCGCCAGATCGATGGGCGCTTCCGCTGTCGCCGGTCCAGCACCGCCGTCAGCACGGCATGAATGAGCGCGATTTTTGGGCGCGAACAGGTATCAACCCGCACGAACTGGCCCTGACATTGTGGGGCATTTATTCAGACTTCGACGGGTATGAGGCAACAGTAAGGGCGACATCGCGGATTTTATCCGGGGTCGCGATTGCAACAGCAAAGGGAGAATGAAGTGACGCAACAGTATCGAGCAGAGCAAGACATTTCCATCAACGGTTTCGAATGCGGGACTGAGATCGAATTGAAGATGGTCGTTACCTTCAAGGTAAACCCTGGCTGCAAGGCTTCCATCAACGGGCCGGAAGAGGAGCCGACGCCGGAAGTGCTTACGGTTCGTTTCTTCGACGGCAGCGATGAAATCAAGCTTCCATGGTCGATAGAGGACAGGTTCACCAGCAACACGTCTGGTTTTCACAATTGGCTTCTCGGTGAATCCGCCGATCAACATCAGAG